GGTGGGTTTCAGGTCCGCGCCGTGGAAGAGGCGTTCGATAGCGGTGCTGATATGGATGAAGTCGTTCATGTTAATCTCCAAGAGTTAGGTTGTGGTGTGAGATAACCCTAGCCCCTCTTCATAGGTTCGTCAACCCCTAAATGATCGTAAGATCACTTTCTTGAAGAGGCTATGTCAGAGCATTGAGCATCGGCCCTTTCAATGCTGGTTTTGAAACCTTCAAGCAGCTTTTGCATACTGTCTTTGTTAAACGTCCCTTCCATGCGGAGCGATAGGCAGGCGTCCGTGTCCATCTTCCTGATTACCGCGCGCCATAGCGGAGGCATCCCCATGTCCTGAGCCACCAGATCATCACCCACTCGTGCGGTCCCCGTTCTTCCAGCGCGACCCAGTTCTGTTTGTAATACGCTCAGTACATCTTTGGGGTGATGCACCGGGAACCGGTATTCATCCGATAGCGTGAGGGTATCGTTACAGGTAGCCACCATACCGCTTACAGGTTCGTCTAGGAAATAGAGCATCTGCATGGTGATACAGGCCGCAAGGACGGCACTCTCTGACCACCACATATCTTGGAAGTAATAGCGCCCGGAGGCGTCAGCCCCAAAGGCCAAGGCGCTTTCTCGCATAGCTGATCGCATAGGGGCAGAGCCGTTTATGCTTAGCTTCAACGGGAAGTTCAGATGTTGGGACATTCCCATCATGGGATAAACCGCATCGTGGCTCACCGCCGCCTGCATAACCTTCCCAACCTTTGCGTGAACCGTGGCTGCGAGGAAGGTTCCTACCAACGCCGGGTGTACCATCATTCCCTTTTCATCGTAGAGGACCATCCGGGACCCATCCGAATTGAAAGCCAACCCCATCTGCGCCCCGGTTTTCCGTATCCGAGATTTCATTGCCCGTCTCACGGTATTGGACTGTGGGTCCGGGGTGCTCATAACCGGGGAAAAGGGGTTCGCCTGCATAGGGATCAACGTGATGTTATCCCGGCCCCCTGCCGCGCGTAGTGCCCCTAGGAGCGCCTTAAGTATCTCAGACCCCCCGGACCCTATCACGACCTTGAATAGTTTGGTGTTGAACGCCATGGGGGGCCAGACCCCATACCCGCGCAGGACAGCCCCCATGTATTTGCGGTAGCCCTCCGTGGCATCATGGTCTGTGCAGCCTGCTGTCGGAGTACCCTCATTATTGGGTGGCAGGGTTTGCGTCACAAGCCTTATCATTTCAATCTGGTGCGAGGTTAAAGCGGCCCCCTCTGGTCCGATGATTTTCAGCCCGGTTACCCTCGGATCATCAGACCCCCCTGTGAGCATGATACCGGCATCCGGCAGTTCGCGCCCTGCTGTCACCGAGCCGACCGCGTAGGTAAGCTGGTCAAGAGTGCAGGGACCCAAGCAGATAGAAACCACCCCGGACTCTGACAACCCCCGGCATACTTCGGGGTAGAGGCGCTTGGAACCACTTCGATTATCTAGGCCCACGACAACTGTTTCAGCGTTCAGGACTATCGCTACGGCCCGGCCTAGGGCATACCCATCCACGCTGTTCAGTTCGGTAGGGTAGACCCCGCGCAGGTCATAGGTCTTACGCACGCTGGCCTTCATGGGTATTTCCTTTCAGGGATCATTTCACTTCCTCTCTCATTGCCCGCATGTGCTGCCCGGCTTCCGCGTCACACCATCTGTTGACGTAGGACCGGGCATTTCCGTTTTTCGTATGACCCTTGACGTGCCTGTAGGTAATCACGGCGTTGGGGAAGTGGAGCGTCTTAGCCTTTTTGAAACCCCACTTACCCTGTGTCAGCATCGTTGAGACGGCCATACAATCCGACTGTAGCAGAATATCCCGCGCGCCCCTAGCGTAGGCTATTGCCAACCCATTCATCGCCGCCCGACATTCTGCCATAACGCTGTGCTGGGGCTTGTCAGTAAACCGGCCCGCCTTCTTGCAACGCACCCCGCCATCGAAGGTGATCCAGACTGCCCATCCACCAGCGCGGGTCTTGGGGCAGAACGATGCGTCTGTGATCAGGGTGGCTCTCATGGCCCGGCAAATGCTTTTAAGCCCTTAACTAAGGCAGGCATATAGCCGGGGCGCACCCCCTCTGTCGGGTTATTCGCCCTCATCGTTTCGATGGCGATGTAGGCTACCGCGTTTTCATCCCCCAAGAGAATAGCCGCCGCCTGTTCGGAAGTGATCTTAGGTGCACTACCTCTGTGATATTCTTCATGCTGTGGGGTAACCAGATCGGGGTCGCCCGTCCAGTCAGGCTCATATGGATGCCGCCGAAGCCATGCCTTATCCGGCCAAGGGGGGTTCGTTGGGTTATCCACCTGCTGATATGTCTCCAAGGGCCAACACGGCTCTGGCCTGCTTCATCGCGATCTGCTGTTGTACTTCCGATGTGTGTTTCCAGAAGTCGCCAGCGTCCTCGCTGGCATCGTTAGAGGCCCTTCCCTCATAGGCGATAGCCTGAGCGACCAGTAGGGCCACCCCCTCTGCGGTATGATCCTCTGGTTCAGAGGGTTCCGCCATAGCCTCTACGACTACCCCTAGCAGAGCGCCCATATAAGCCACCACTGGGCCGGGGAAAGCGGCATAGCTTAGGGTAGGGTCCCCGGGTATGTCACCGAGCGTCATACGCGCGCCCGCTTTCATCATCGTCACGGCCTGCTTAATGTGGGCGTTGATGGTCGCTTGGTTCGGTAGGTCTTCCATGTGGGGTTCCTCTTCAACATCATGTCACGTTGGATTTCAAGTTGGATTAGCTGGTCCATTACCTTTAGCATTATCTCGCGGCAGGCGGTCAGGCCGTCTAGTTTTACGGCTATCCGGGCTTCAATAGCCCGAAGGTCTTTTCGCTTGTCGGCCATGGTCACTGTCCTGCCGATAGGCCGCGCCCAAGGGCTTCGATGGCGTCTAGCCCCATGTCAGCGCGCGCATTACTTTGCCGGGCCTTGCTCAGGGTTTCGATAATGCTGGTGTTTAGGTCGTGGCACTTCTCTTTCAGGGCTAGGTTCTCCTGTTCGGTCTTGGCATTGTCTGCTGCTACTTCGGTCATATCGTTCAGGAGCGCGTCATACTTGTCTTTCCACTCCTGCGCCTCTGCATAGGCGGACAAAGCCCGCTGTTTCAGGTCCTTGTGCTCATCCCGATACTTAGCCTCTTCAACCGCTATCTCAGAGGTCAGGTCCCTGTTACGTTCGCGCAGTTCGCCAAGTTTTGTATGCAGCTTATCAATGTAGTCCCTAGCCTTGATAAGTGCAGGTGAGGAATTCCCGGCGGAGGTGGTCTTGGGCTTCTTGGGCTTGGTCTCAATCCCGGTCTCGGGTTTCTCGGGTACAGATGCGGTCGTGACGGCATCCTTCTTGGCTTCCGCCGCTAATGCGCGGGGCCGGTTCTTTGATCCCTTGGGACGGCCAACGGGTCGCTTGGCCGGAGCCATACCTAGGTGGAGGCCAGCGGTATCGCTGACGATGTTCGATTTCTTGGGCATGGGTAGTCTCCAATGTGTGGTGGGTGGTAGGTAGCCGAGGGGCCATTATAGCCCCCCGATTAAAGTTCGTCAACCGGTAGGATACTGACCAAGGAACACTCGAAGGGCCGTCTCTGCACGGAACATCCATTTCCTCTGCACACTCGGAGGCAGGGTGCTGTATGCCTCATTCGTCCGGGGGTAGGGGTCATGGACCATATCAAGGAATTCTTCATCCATGCGCCACATGGTACGGGCTATCTCAGTCAGTCGTGTCGTCGTGAGGGTAAGCGTCATGGGGCCACCCGCCGGTACGCGCGCGAGGGCGGGTGCGAGGGCGGGTGCGAGGGCGGGTGCCGGGCAGGTCTCATCTACCCAGTCTACTCCATCCTGTTCGGCGGCTGTGGGGGTGCGTTCTACGGCGTCCCCTTGGCACGCAGGGCATAGCCTCGGATCGCCGCCGTCTCCAAGGGTCAGGCCCTCGCCATCGCAAGAGGAACAGCTACTGGTTGCGTGCGCGGCTGTGGGGGCCGCATGGGGGCATACCGCGCCTTTCCATACAGAACGGCTACACGCCAGACATTCAGTTTGTGGGTTCCCTTTCCCGGCTTCTCTGAGGCGATCATGGCAGTAAAGTGGGCGGGTATCGGCTAGCTTATCGTCCATCGGGGTCCCCTTCTAGGCTGATAGATACAGCTTCGGTATATACCTCATGCTTTACGGGGGTGCACTTATAGACTTGGACCGTGCCGCCTACCGCCTCATTGGTTTCCACAGCTAGAGCTAACGCTGCCTTGGTAGTGAAATATTCTATGCCATCGTTGGCGTTCTCCTTATAGAGGGTATGAGTGACCCATATCGTCTTAGGCATCGTCGTCTCCTGTTCTGGTGATCTTACGATCACTTAATGAGGGTTTCGAGTTCGTTAGCAGCGGCGCGCAAGCTGGTGACCCATATGCGTAGGTCTTTCTTACTGGCCGGGCGCTGGCGCTCTAGGGTCATGCTGATTTCCCCTGCCGTCCCGGCCATCATCCCATACGCAGCTTTGATCACGGCCCCGGCGCTCATGTGTTTCGGCCTTCGTGGTGCGGGCCAGTGTGTCTTAGCAGGTAAAGCCTGCGCCACCAACCGTTCGGCCCTCTGGCCTCCCCTAATTGAAGTAGGGCTGGGTACTGCCTTGTTGCTTCGAAGGCTTCGGGCAGGGTCTTATTGCGCGCCTTGGCCGTCTGACGCTTTATCTGGGCCGAGGTGAATTCCTTCTGCGCGACTATGGTTATCTTGCGGGTCATTCCGTTTGCCTCAGAATTGGGGGTATCCACTGCTTGTCGGTGTGCCAGTGATAAAAGTCGGCATGATGCCTGAACACGGTGGGGTCCCGTTGAATTGAGGCCATTACCTCTACCACTGTTTCCTGCCCGGGCCAGCGCGCCACAGGTAGCATCGCTTGGTTCTTCATGCAGATCAGCGCGCCCGCGCAGAAGGCCGTTCGGTCGTCTTCGGGGCCGTAGTCCTTCTGGTGGCAGGCCGGGGCCTCTCCTGCGGCTACTGCGTCCGCGTAGAAGGTCGCGCGGTGTCCGCCTAGCCAGCCCTTTAGTGCTTTCTTACGCCAAGGACATTCGGTGCATGGTTTAGTATGCTTGAGTATCATCCCGGGACCTCACTCTTGGGTTTGGGTTTGGGTTTGGGTTTGGGCTTGAGTTTGGTCTTGAGTTTGGTCTTGAGTTTGGTCTTCATTAGCTTTCTCCTCAGTAGTCATGGTCCGGGAAAAGCCAGCCCGGACGTTGTAGGTTTTTTGGGGGACAACCCCATAGGCTACATCCCCGCGTTCGTGCATTTCTTTGAACCACCGTTTCTGGCCGCAGAAGGTGCAGACTTCTGACTTGCTTCCTTCGATCTTTTCAAAGTCGTGGGCCGGAGCACGGCGGCACTGAGTGGGGTCACCCCCGTCTGCTCGGCTTCGGTAGGCGTAATGAGCCGCGACCGTGTGCAGGCCCTTCTTGACGGCCTCTAGGTGACCTACGCTGGCCCGGATACTGCGGCCCGGTTTGTGCGGGCGGTCCCGGATGAATACGTCCACCTCTATAGGACGGTCCCGCTCTGACCCTCTGGGGCGCTCTGGGAGGGGGTTCCCGTCTTTGTCGAGTACCGGGACGTAATGAGGGGGTTTGGCGCTCAGGGCGGCGACTAGGAGGGATAAGGCGATGCGCGTTGTCCCATCTATCTGTGACCACAGTGGGACGGGCCTATGGGCTAGGGTCGTCAGCATCATCCGGTCTTGCAGGCGTTTAAGTAGGCGCGGCTCTAGTTCTTGGTAACTGCGGCAATAGGAGGTTCCCAAGGCCACCTCTTCCAATAAAACGTCACTCCCTCTGTCTAACAGGTGGGGGTAGGTATACTTATGGGACTCTCCTTGGGTAGCCCTCTTCAATTGTTCTTGGTTGTCTATAAATTCGGTTGGGGGTTCCATTGTCTCAGAGGTATGAAACCCGAAAGCGGGTGCCCCTAGGAGGCAGGTCCCCGTGGGGTAGACGTAGTATAGAAACCCCATAATGCACCCTGCCGGGGCTTGCCACTCACCCTTACCTTGCGGAGTGTTAGGCTGGTAAAACATAGCCCCTATCCGAACCGGGGCAGTCTCTGCGTTATGGACTTCATAAGAGTTGCCTTTCGCCAGCATTATCTCTTGAGTAGTGTCGTCCCAAGGGACGTGGTTCGTTCCCTTGTTATAGGTGAGCCAATCGAATTCGATCCATACCTGAGGGGTGGGTAGGTAGGCCATGGATAGGCCCCTGAGTAGTTCGGAGGGCTTCATGGCGGACCAGTACCCCGCCTCATAGGAGGCCCTGTCACTCAGAGAATAAACCCTTGTGTCTGGTCGTTTCCAAGACGGGATAATGAGCCGCATAAAGGCCTTCTTGGGGAACCGTTTGACTTCCCTGTCAGCATAGCGGCGGAAGCGGTTGTATAATGGAGCGCTCATGTCTGGGCCTCTTTAGGGTGTATCCAAGGCCGCGCTATTGCGGCCAAGGACTTTACTTGGTGGCGCACCAGTTAATAGCGATCATGGTCCTGCGCATCGTCGGGGTGTTGACGCAGAAGTGATAGATTGCGGCCCGGCGGGCATCGCCCCTCATATCCGCAATCTGCGTGAGGATTTGGGCTTCAATCCGGGTAACGCAATCGCGGTCTACATAGGGGGTGCTACCCCCGATGCCGAACCCGCCGCCGCCAATGCCGATAGAGGGGGCCATAACGCAGGGTGCGGTATTGTTGCTGGAGGGAGCCACGACCGTAGCTGAGTTGACTTCATCCCCGCCCTGATTTGTCGAAATGGCTGACTGAGAAGTCGATGTCGAGTTGGACGCCGAACTGATCTTGCCACCCCCTTCTGCATAGGCCGGGGCTGCAAAGGTAATGGCGAGGATGCTGGCTGTGATGATGCTCTTCATGGTAGGTTCCTTCTTTGAGGTGGTAGTGACGTTGGTGATGGTAGTAGACCGGGGGCGGACAAGATTACCCGCCCCCGAGGGGTGGCTTACCAGTCGGTGGACACGTCGCCCCAGAAGCTGCCTGTGCCCCCGGCCAACCCGCCGCGCATAGCACCAGCCAGAGAGCTGTTATTGGACCGGGCGCGGTCGAAGCCTGAGGTAAAGGACTCATTCGTGACGGTGCCGGTCAGCCCGCCTTGCTTACCGTTACCAGTGAGGCTTTGGCTGAACGTGAGCGTCCCGGTATTGCCCGCGAACTGGCCCGCTTCTGAGAAGCTGTTGCCGTTGCCGAGGCTACCGCCTGCGGAGGCTGCAAGCGTGGATGCGGAGCCTTTGATGTTGCCGCTGCCCTGCCGGTCGAAGTTGGGCCCACCTGCGAAAGCTGGGGCTGAAAGTGCTGCAAGGGCTACTGCGGTTGTGATGATATTTTTCATGGTTAGTCCTTTTTGGTTCGCTACGGATTGTAGCGGGCAACGGCTTGAGCAAGTCGCTGTCCGATACAATCCTTACTTGATATCGGTTATCTCAATGGCGAAGTCTTTCTGGTTGAGCAGCGCGCAGGCCTTAACCTTGTCAAGGTCTCCAATGTCGATGCGGAATAGTTCTGGGCGAAGGTTCCGGGGGTAGTTCTTGGCGCGGTGAGCACGGGCCTTCCGGGCGGAGGTAAAAGCGGCCATCCCAGACGGGGTGCCTTCATTGTAATAAGCGTATATGATCACGGCTGGCCCCCGTCCCGAACCCGCTGTTTGAGTGCGTCTAGCTGATCCGCAGTAACGCTTTCCTTCCAAACCTTGTCGGTGCCCTTGACGTAAGCCTCGCAAGCGCCATCATCTAGCCCATCCAGATATGCGGCTTTCAGGAGTTCTTCCAAGCGGGTAGCTGTGATATTGATAAACATGATATTTCCTTTCAAATCTCGAAACCGATAGCGCGGCAGGCCCGATGAAAATTCAGCGTTTCATCCGCGTCGTTGAAGAGGCTGTCGTGATAGTCGAAGTGCTGCACGAAGTTGGCCGCGAGAATTCCCGCTGCAATATCCGCCGTGCCGCAGGGGATATCGACGTTGCCGTTGCTGCCGGTCGCGTGGATAAAATAGCCCGCGTCGGTGCATCCGACTTGAATATAGTCTGCGGTTTTGATCGGGTTGATAAACATGATCGGTAATCTCCAAGAGTTTCGGTTGTGGTGTCCCTAATACCTATCGACCTTCAAACCGTTAGTCAACCCCTATTTCAAACTTTCTGCTCTCTAAGGGGTTTAAGGGTCAGTAGAGGGTCAGCCCCCGAGTGCACCTAAGATCACTAGGGTTGACGAACGGGGTGAAGTGTGCTATACTGTATCCAGACCGGGAACAGCCCGGCGCGCTCTTTGACATCGTTAGAACCCACCATCAAACCTCAAACCTTGGAGACTGATTATGAGCACTACACCGAAATGGAAGGGCGCGTATCTCGCCAGAATATCTATCGGGGGAGGCGGCTGCTACAGCCGTTCGCACAAGAGCCAAGAGGACGCACTTGACGGATTGGTCCAGCAACTCAAAGCGGATTGGTCCAGCCTCTTCGATATCAAGGCGGCGCTCAAGAAGGGCATCGAAGTCGCGGTCTATCGGGACGCTGGAACCACCAGCTTCGAAGACGACGAATTCCTTGAGGTCGTGAAGGTCCAACGGCCTAAGCCGAAGGCATAACAACGAACCCTCGCCGGGCGACTGGCGGGGGCTTTTCTTCGCGTGATCAACCGGAATGGGCCAGAGCCGCTTCCTTGATCCGAGGTAGGGTTTCCTTAATCACCAGTGCCCGGACCCTCTCTTGCCGTCTGTCCGGGTCTTTCACGTGATTGATGGTGGCAGAGATTTCCACCTTGGTTTCGAAGTTCCCGAGGCCATCCGTTTCAACTTCCCAGACTTCAAGACCTTTGGGGCGCTTTCTGCCCGAGTCAGGGTGTGTGAGGACAGATACCCGCTTGGTGGCAACAACCATCGCTTCATATTTGTTGGGCATAATTTTTTCCTTTCGGGGTTACAGTGCCGGGCTATCATAGCAGACTTCCCCCCTCTAGGAACATCCGGTGATCTTACGTTCACTCAGCCTGTGTGATCGGGCAGGTAGGGGGGTGGTAGGGGATTGGTAGGGGGTAGGTAGGGACGCGAAAGCACCTACCCCCTGTGGTGGCTTAGGAGCCGACCTTGGCGAAGAGGTCTTCACTGATTTCTGTGGGGTCAATCTCTTCAACGGTAACCTTGATCGCGCGGCCCGTAGGGGACATGGCGACAAACTCATTCGGCTCTTCATCCTTTGCCGCGCCCCGCTTTTTCAGCATGTGGACTTTGGACCCCTCGTGAATATCGCTCTTGCCGAAGCGCGGCGCGGTCTTCTTGGCCTTGGCGTCAAGGTCCAGTTCTGCTTGCGGCGAATGGATCACGCATTTTCGTGCGAGGTATTGCGCCATAGCGCCAACGTCTGTTTTAGCGTTGCGTAGTTTTCCCATTTCAGTATTCCTTTTTGATGGTTGTGGTAGGGGTCTAACCTATCCCCCCGGAGGTAGTTAGTCAACTAGGCTTATGCTTACCCCAGCGGCCCAAATATCTTTTTGTTTAGGTTCTCCAACCTGATCGGATTATGAAGGCCGATTTCTACCCGCGTCGGAAACCTAAGCAGGGTGTGCAACTGAAATTCCGTGGTATCCAGAAAGGGGGTATTGCTGCTGGCGTCAATGTCACGCCACTCCCCGGTCTCGGAGTTATGGGCGTAGTGCTCATAGATGTAGCGGTCGCCATCATCGTCCCTGTCATTGGTGTAAGACCAGTTTCCTATGTCAGGCCATGGTATGGGCCAGTTACTGTCCAGCAGTATAGCGTCCCGTTTCTCTATCAGGCCCCGAAGGTCCGGGTTAGCCTCTACCAGCTTTGGGGTCAGGGCGTGGAGGTGTTGGGTGCGAAGGCCTTTGACCATCAGATACCCCCCAGCGTCGTCCTGCGGGCCAAGGCGAGGGGTATCTAGCCCGGCTTCGGTAACCATCGCCGCGAGGCGGTCAAAGCGCTCTGTGCGGGCCTTCTGACGGGTTACCCGTTCAACATACGGATCAGTCATTTTTCGGTCCCTCCAACTTGAGCGCCCCAGACTCATCCGAGGTTATCATAACAGGTTTGCGCTTCCCGCCCCCGATAGCCGTAAGGCGTCCAAACTGATCGGTAAATAATGGGCCTTCCCGGTGCAGGAGTGTCAGGCGGACGTTTATGCTGGACGTGGAACCATCTTTCTTGATCCGCACGAAGCCACCCTTCGCTTTGACATACAAGCCGTCTTCTGGGCCGGTGTAAACTTCCACGGGCTTATAGACGCCGCGCTCTACAATAAGGGCTTCGTCTTCATCGTTCTTTTGAAACATGGGTAGCCTCCAAGGGGGGTGGGTGATCCCTGAGCCTAGGAACCGGAGACGGGTTTGTCAACCGGGATAGCCTTAGGCACGGGGACTTCTCGCAGGTCCCCATCGTCGTAACAGAACTTCGACTTATTGGGGGGTGTCTCTTTGGGTTTTATGCTCTTTTTCATACCGGTATCGTAAACCCTTTATATCCGTTTGTCAACCCATGGCGACTTCACGCAGATCGCCCATCTTATAAGTATACTTGTCCTCTTGGGGGGTACGGTCAGACTTCACGACGCTATCAGTATCAGGTAGGGTGACCACGCCTAGATCACTTACATCCAGAACCTTACCTTGCCCCTGAACCACGACCTTGACCACCTTAACAAGCCGGTTATTGATCATTCTGTTTTCTGATCCAATGATCCGGTATTGGGTGCCCCGGGGTAGCAAGAATTCGTGTTCACTGGCGGATTTCGTTATGGCCTCTAGGGGTATCGCTTTCTGCCCGGAAGGCACGTGGATTTGCATGACTGCATCTTTCCAGTCGGTAGCCATCCCCGGGTTTATGGTCGTAGAGGCGAACCCATCATCCTGAAACACTTTGCCGATTTCCAGCTTATTTCCAGTGCTGTTGGATACCCCACGGTAGACGAACACGGGGTCACTGAGGGGTGCTATGTCCTTAAACGCCTGATCAATCAACGTCATATACCCCGCCGTAGCTGTGTTTGGTAGGGTATTTTGGCGGGCGGCTTCATTCAGTACGGTATACCCAGACTTGGTGTAGTACTGTAAGGCTTCCAGCGTATCAAGTTTGCCCACCTCTTCCGTTACCACGCCTCTTGCAGCGACCGATAGCGCCCCTGCTTTAGCGTTCAGCAGATCAAGAAGCATCGGAGTATAGGCTTCCATCCTATCGTCTGCATCGTCCCTTCTCATCCCTGATAGATCAGTCGGGAATTCTGGAACAGGATCGTACTCAACCTGAGTATCTATCATCGTTACCACGGTGCGGCATAGGAAGTGAAAGGGCGGAGTATCATGCCCTGCTGCCTGTATCTGCCCATCCGTCATGCCCCTGATATTGTCCAGTTCCGGGAAGGGGGCCATTGCCTTTTGCTTCGTCGGATCAGTTTCAGACAGGAGGGTGGCCGTCTTGGTAAAGGCCTCTTCGATAGAAAAGGTGCGGCCATTCAGTTCCCGGCATATATCCGTGGTTCGGTCGTCCACTATGGCGTCAAGACGATACCGGGTAATGCCGCGCGCCCGGGCCTCATAATACATGCCATAAGCCGATACGCGCGTCCCCACGATGTTCGCTGACACGTCCACAACCCGGCGAATTTCGCCCCGCATATAGCGGTTGATATCCTTCGCCAGTTGGTCAGGGTCGATGGGGTCAGAGGCTTTCTGAAACCGTTCCGCCCGGCTGATTAACGCAAGAACCCGCCGCCGGGTATCCCGCGTCAGTATGTGGGCGACCATATTCTGCGTGAGCCGAACCGCGCTCTTGTCCACTTCGAAAGGGAACCCCCCACCGTTCGCCATGACAGAGATGCTGGGGCTATCCACCGCGCCCGCACCGGTTAGCGCCGTCGCTCGCATGAATTTCCGAATAGCCTTTTCGGATTTAGCCAAGCCCTCAGTGAACGTAAGATCACGAGCATCCGCCTTGGCCTCTTCAAAGCGCCCGGCTTTAATGTGGGCTGATATGGCTTTTATGGCAACGGATAGATCGGCGGCTACGGCCCGGGTAACGGTAGCTGAAAGCCCTCCAGAAAGCGCCTGAGCACTTTCGCTAATATCGGCTGCACTGATCGGTTTCATTCGTCGTCTGTATTCTTACTCGGAGTAGGGTAGGCCCCTATGAAAGCAACGCCGCCTCGTTTTGGGGGTGCGGGGTCAGCAGCGAAACCAGTCGCGCCTTCATCATCGTCCTCTTCTGTTGTATCTTCTGTTGCCGCTTCGGCGGAGTAATCTGCCGGGGTATCAGAGGCGTCGGAGTGATCCAAGAGGATGCCCGGTGCTGGTTCGTTTTTCCGTTTATGCTGGATGATCTTGACCAGCCCCCGACTATCCATTTCAACCGCCCCAGCTTTCAGCGCCTTGGTCCGGTACGCCTGACTGACATTGACATGCTCATTGGGCAGGCCCCGGTACTCAATGTGCTTGGGGTCCAGTCCTATCTTGAGGGCGATAGCCTCCAGTTCTTCGGTGGTATCCGCAACCATATGGGCCATTTTCATCCGACCCAACGGGATTTGTGCACTGTCTACAAATATGGTCATTCAGCAGTCTCCAGTATTGTTTGAACACGAGCGGCATTGAACGCCGCCTTGGCATATCCAGCCGCGATTTCGCCCATAGCGGCGTCGGCTAGGAAGGGCGAATTGAACATGAGGGGACCAAGCGCCTTGTTCACGAGGTCCTGCCCGCCCGGAGGCAAATGGTCATAGGCACTTTCAAGTTTGATCAGGTCGGCCATATAGTCCCGGTCTTCGGTGTCCTCATAGTCCCGGATAGACCTAGCGATGCGGGCGGCTAACACAATGGCTTGGTTCCTGACGGTGCTTGTGACGCCGGGGGCGGGGGGTTCGCCTTCCCCGGTAGGCGGGGCGGGTGTGTCACCGTTACCGGCCTCCTGCCCCCCCTCTGGGGCCTCTGTGGTAGGTTCCCCGGTCGGAGGGACCCCGGGGGCAGAGGCCCCTATGACGTCCTCTTCAAAGTCTTCATGGATTTCGATGTCCAAGCCTGCGACTTTGGAGATACCCCCTACAAGATCAGCCAGACCGATGCCCCGGACAGTAGACAGCATTTGAAGGGCGCGAAGTTGAAGGTTCACGTCCTGAACAGATAGCGGGTTCGATACCAAGCGCCATTTACCTGATGGGTCGATTTCTCGCATGATTGTCATGTTTATGCGTTCGTCTTCCTCATCGCGCTCAGGGGCGAACACCTGCGCCTCTGCAACAACATAGGATGCGTGAGCAGTAGCGAAGTTGTAATTGTCGCTCATGCCGAGGAAGATGCCGGGCAGTCGAAATGCACGGCGGATGCGCATTTCGTTTCGTTCATCATAAACTTCAAAGGTGCTATCAGCTTCGTTCGCTCCAAACTTTTCAGTCGTGACTGACGCGGGGCGTTCGCTGTTAATATCCCCGGAGGACGGGATTTCCACGGCTACGCCACGCTGCTTATCTTTCGATCCGCCTGATAGATAGCCGTTGATGGCTTTCGCCACTTCTGCTGACACGAGGCCCCCGGTAATGAATAGCATAACGGGGGGTACGCCGCCCGCTTGAAAGAACGCTAGATTGTGCTCTTCCGCCATACGCGACCCAAGGACCGATGGGAGTTGCGTGATCCACCGAGGCATACCGTAGGGGCTGCGCACATCGTCAATATCTTTGTCATGCAGGATTTCGTGAGCGCGCTTGTTAGGCGCAAGGCGTTCGCCTTCCTTTGCCCATTCGCCAGTGACCCGGTTTAGGTCCCGTTCCGAGCCATACTCTTTGTAGTAGACCAGCTTGTTTCCAACCTTCTGGACGAACCGGCGTTCCGCCCGCGTCGTGGTCAGTTCCCGAAGTTCCCCGTTCCGCCGCACGGTAACAGTAACGGGCACCGCCCCGTCCAGTACAATCATACGCATCGACTTTGCCGGAGCGCGGCGCACGAAAGCCAGTTCCCCGGTTATCGTGCGCTCTACAACCATATAACTGTTTCCGGTCGTATGCAGGTCCCGGCGGAGTTCTTTGCGGACCCGGAGGAATGACTTGCGGGGCGCGGCCTCTTCAAAGAATTCCCGGATATGCCTGCGCTCTGTTTTTTCATCCTCAGTCAGTTCGGCTTCCGAGCCTTCGATTGGCATAATATCAGCGCCCGTGCAGGACACATTCGTCGTCATAGCGGCGATGCAGGGTTCCAGCGCGTTGTTCTCTGAAACCAGCCTTTCGAGACGTTCCGGTGCGATAGGTGGGGCCAGCAGAGAGGGACCCCCCGTGATACGCAGGTAGTCTTGAAAGAACTGGTCTTCTGCATCCAACAGGGTTGCCATGACTTCGCCGCCTTCGGCCAACTCTTTGCGCAGCTTCTTGGCTGAGTAGGCATCCCGCTTTTCCAGTTCGGCTATCAGGTCCTCTTGGGACTTCCCGGTAAGGGCAGAGATAATCAGCCCGCCATAGTCAGACCGTCCGCCCGAGGTCGTCTTGAAGATGCTCTGTTGCTGTCCGGTTATCACGCGGCCTTCTGGCCGTCCGGTATCGTTATTGTCCGCCATTAGGATGCCACCTTTTTCAAGTTGAACAAGTCATAGCCTATTTCAGCGTCCGTGTTAAACGTCAATTCTGGTGACCATCCAAACTTCTCTTCGAAAGGTAGGCCTTCCATCACATGGCCTGAGTATTGCAGGGCTTCGTCCACATCGTCTTCTGGAACATACCATAGCCCCTGATCGTGAACCTGAGCAAATGGAGTTAGCAGGGATGGGCGTTCTTTTTCAATGATACCCATAGACATCCACATCATGTCTCCAAGCGTTCCCTGAATAGGGGAGTTGATCGCCTGATTGTTTGCGCCTTTGCGGACACTCTTGATGGGGCTGTTTATCAGGGGAAGACGGCGAAGGCGACCGAGGGGGGAGCGGACCATACCCGTTACTTGGGCTTCTGCGATCTGTTTAGCGTGCCAGTCCAGCAAACCCGGATACAGGTTAAAGTAGGCATCCCTCATGTGTTCTGCCTCTTCGATAGTCAAATGAACGCCATAGACGGCGGCAGCATACATCATAAAGCCATAGGCGCTCATACCGTAGAGCAGCCCAAAGTTACCCGCCTTGCCGTTCTGACGTAGTATGGCATAGGCGTCATAGTCTACCTTTTTTAGGTACATCGCCTCTTCATAGGACATTCCGGTGACAGTAGCCGCAGTCAGGGTGTGGAGGTCTACCCCGGCCTTGTAGGCTTGGATCATCTTGCTTTCGCCCGCCCAGCAGGCCGCAACCTTGAGTTCCCCCTGCGAATAGTCCCGGGCAAGGATTACATGCCCCGGTGGAGCGACGATACATTCTCGGATGCGGCCCCCCCAATAGGAGTGTTTCGGGACCGTGTTATGAACCAACATGCCGTTTGCATAGAAGTCGTGAGTAGAGGGCACCGTGAAGTCGTATACCCAGCCAGCCTTGGCCGGTTCTATCCGGCTAACTTTCAACGCCGCATATTGGGTGCGGAGCCGGTCGTTCTTTTGTTTCGTCCTCCATAGTGGCCTAGGTATACCAGCCGCTTTAGCCATATGCCCCGCGCTCGTCCCCTGCCACCAAACCAGATACCGTCCACGACTAAATCTAATGCTGGGGGGTATCATACCCTCCAGTAAGGTTTCCCGTATCAGGACAGATACCAATTCCCATTTCTTGACTTCGACATAGATGCGGGGAAGTCTAATAGAGGTCCCCTTGTTGTCAGTGAACCTAGCCCCGGCAAGAAAGAAGCCCCGAAGGTAGTCATAGACGGCAGTAGTGCCTCTGAGTTCTGGGGGAAATACCCCGCCGCTGGCTTCTGGGAGGGCTACCATAAACCCCTTTGCTTCAAGCGATAGCGCGTCTTCAATTCTAAAGTGGAATACCGTTGTGGTTTCTGTGCGGTTTAGGTAAACCCACTTCCCCATAATCAGTTGTAGGGGAGCCTCAACGAAACCTGCATACTCATTGGGAACCTCTATGAAAATGACATCTTCCGAAGTCGTAATAGACGCGCAGGCCGCGATACATCCCAGCAGTTCCGCAACCCTTTTAGTAGCCCATGTCGGAGAAGTCGCGCGCGATACCCTGCTTGGGACGGATAGGTGATGGTCTACCGTGAGGTCTTTGGCTTTAACCCAGCCACAATTCGTCATAAACGGGTGTTCGGGAGTGCACGTAAGATCATTCCCGCAATGCGTTGTTACCTTGAGCAGCCCGGCCCGCCATGACCTGAATACATTACTGGTAGGACGAAACCCCTCAGACCCGGCTATGTCCATAACATGCGCCCGGAAGGGGTTCCGGCTATCGTCAGGAATGAGAGGGTTTACAATGCTATCGGCCCGAACAATCCCATTCCGTGTCATAATCTCTGCGTCACCGGTGACACATTGAAACGCGGGTGCAGTCGCACTACCTCGGCCAGTGTTGTGTGTAACTACCCCCCCGGTTACATGGCTGTGATCATCCTTAACTTCTGCTCCAAAGGTCTTGGCCTCACTAAGGTCCAAAGCGGTAATAGGGGACGTTGTAAACTGCACCCTAGGTGGGGGTCGAAGCAGCGGCCTTTTCTCCCCTGAGCGGATGCCTGAGACAAGCCGCCGCGAAACACCGTAGATTAATGCCAGATTAACACTCGTGTCTTTAGACGCACGAATGGTAGCTACCTCATCTTGTGTGAGTTTTTGGTTAGATTTTGTTCCAAGCCCCGTTCCATGGTTTCGCATGTCTTCCCGATTGTCTGCGGGTGTTCCCCACAAAAGGTTGTCTGGTCGGTTATCCCATGCCAGACCATTTCTGTGTCTTACTTCTGGTAAGCCCTTGGGGTTTGGAACAAACGCGGTGGCTACCAGCCTGTGAATAGATAAGTCTCTGTAATTCGGCCCCCTGACCCACGCTTTATCCCTGCATTGCGAAACTTTTAGGTGGCCCCATTTACCTTTGGGTTGGGGAGTCAGGATAGCCCCTGTGTGAGACTTTACGCGCCCCCAAGAAGAAACCTCTAAGGGCCAGTCTACAACGGGCTTCCAGATTTCCGCCCCAGTTAGAATGACAATTATATCCCCTAGTTTAAGGGACCCGGCTGGCACCCAGCCATCCAGAGTCATTACCTTATGGTTATGCGTGCACTCAAGCACATTGCCAGCTTGTGTAGTAAGGCGAACGATGGGTCGGTGGCCGTTATCTACCAAACCCATGATGGGCTTTACTGCTCCAGTGTGAGTTATTACGCGGTCCCCAATCTTGAGGTCAGAGTAAGGTATCACCCCCCGGTTCGTCGTAAATAGAGTATCCGCAGTTACGCAAACAGTGCCCGCCGCTGCCTGTTCGTTGCTCTTCCCGGACCCCTGCTTGTGTATGATATAGCTGGGGTGCCAGCGCCCGTCTGATCTGACGTGTTTCAAGAACCCTTCGTAGTAGGTTCCGTGCATCTTGGACACCGACTTGTAGTCAAGATATCGTTCCAACACTGGCCCAGCGTCAGGGTGGTCCTTGAATTGCGCAAGGTGCTGTTCTGCGGTCGATGGCTTCCCCGTGATCGCAGTCGTCATGGTCGGTTTGAGGTTTAGGCCAGTAGGCGAGAAAAGGAATTCAGCGATCATGTTGGCCTTGGAAAGCGGAGCACCCCCGGCGGAATTCAGGCCCCCGTACTTTTGGATCAGGGACTTGGGTAACACCGAGGCGGCACGCGCCATGCTTTCCACCATGCGACCCTCTAGGTCTGCGCCAAATTCATGGAATTTATCCATGTCCAGATAGACACCCGTGTATTCCATTTTATGGAGGGCTTTGAGCGTTGGGTGTACGATGTTCAGATAGACCGAAGCCAGCGAGTTGCGGCTTGGTTTTCCACTCGGAGTAAGGTTATCCGCCAGCAGGTCCTTCCTGATATGGCGGTAGTTGCGAAGACAGGCATCGGTGTCTCCCCCCGCGTAGGGTAGGAGGTCCTCCTTTGGGACTGACCCCATCTTGCCTTTGCCATACTTGCGCCCGAAGGCATCATCATAGCCCCCAAGGTCTGAGGAATAGATTTTCGTGTGGAGGTTTAGGGTGTTCGGTCTGTTCTCTTGGCATAGTGAGCCCCCGTTACAGGTATCGAAGATAAACCGTTCGACAAGGTTGACGTTCCATTTCACCCGAAGCCATAGGAGGTCATACTTGAGGTTCGCGCCAATAAGTTTGATCCACGGCTGTTCGGCTATCCAGTTGAGTTCTTCGATCACCTTTGAGACCACGCCCTTGTCCACGTTGAGCGTATAAACCACGTCCGAGATACCCTCCTTGGCCGAGGCTTGAATGGTCACGATTTGCTTGTCGAGGGCAAAGGGGTCCAGCCCCTCAGTCTCTAGGTCCAGCGAGAGGTCAACAGGAGCGCCCGTGACGGCATATTGCGCCTTGAGGTAGGCCACTACCCCGGACAGGCTGGTAGCATAGGTGTAGTGCCCTAGCTGGGGTTCCATGGAGCCAGTCTGTTCGAACCGGCGATAGATGCCAATGTCTGCTTGGAACATGACGAATTTCTCATACTCCATGTGCATGATCTGGGGCGCGTAGGATACCCCGACATTGATAGGGGAGGTCCACCCGTCTGGGTGAACGCCCTGATACAGCTTACCCCGGTTGGCCTCTACGCCCCCCTTCTTGGGTATCCATCCCGCCGCCTGTATCATCTTGACGGCTGACGCCCCGCAGGCAATCCATAACGGCTCAGTAGGGTCCGGGACCAGCCATTGGGGGTTGAGAAGCACGGACGCCCCCGGAGCATTAAGCTGTCCGAGGGCGGTGTTTACATCGGCGGGGTCGCCATCACAGACTATAAGTCTCACTTGACCCCCTCTGATAGTTTTCCGATAGCCGGAAAATTGCTGGTGATCCAAGGCTTGAGCGCGGCGTAATAGGCCCCGAACAATGCCCGATACTCAAAAGCATATTCATCGGTATAGGGGCCTGTCATAGCGGCATGTCCGGTCATACGATCTTCGCCCGAGGACGCTAGCCCCAACCGTTTCAGGATATCAGCTAGGTCCCCTTCTGGCGCGGTGTTATGGTTGGTCGTGGCTCGGAAGCTGACAGACTCCTTTTTGAGCCGGGCCGCGATCTTGAGGTGTGGTCCGATAAAGCATGTTTTGTATATGGAACCAGAAGACGTGCCAAGGACTGGCTGGTAGAGGTCGCTAGCTTTATGAAGATGGATCGTGCCGGGGAATAGCTGGCTTGCGACGTGAACAACCCATTGATCATCCGTCATGGTATCTGGGTCGTCTGACTGCGCCGGGATAGGGACACCGCCTAGCGCCTCTGACTCTGGCGAATACTTCGGAAGGGCCGCATAATCAATACCAGCAGAGTGGGTTAACTGCACGAGGGTCTTGCGCGCTAGGTGCATACGAAGTGAATTACCCCCTTTGATATCGGGAATTCCGAAGGGCAGGTCAACCCTGACCCCGTTACAGTGCAGCGAGGTTCGGGTTAGGCTGGTGTGTATTTCAACTTCATCCGGCAGGCCGAAGGCGGTTCGAACCTTTTCTTGCAGGAAAGCAAATGTCTTGGTTGTGTCGGGTTCCCCCGCGTCGGGTGCGTTCTTAAATTTGACGGCCATTGTGGTTCTCCAAGGGTGTGGTGTACCTACACCCTATTCCCCTTATTTGCGTTTGTCAACCGTATTGACATACTTTTGTGGAGGCTTGGTGGCCCCGTAGTGAACCACGAGGAAGTTTTCCTGCGCTTTGCTTTCAATGGCCCGGTCGCAATAGTTATTCCGCGTCCAAGCGATGCAATCCCCTTCGAAGTAATGTGAGGCGACGGCGGCAATTACCAGCCCCGTGCGGCCATGTCCGCCGATGCACCCAACATGAACCCGCTGCCCAAGGTCTAGATAGCGCCGGATCAGCTTAACCAGTTCCGCAAAGTTGTCTGCGTGCCGGGGTATTTTCATGTTCTCAATCGGGTAATATACGCAGCGGGGGGCGTCCGTGATAGACATTTCCGGTAAAAATTTCGGGTGCTCCATCGAATAATCCAGAGCGACGTAGAGGGCTACATCCTTATGCCGGTCGTGGTTCCGGCAGTTACCCCCGATAAGCGTTCCGATGCCAATAGGGAGGTCCGGGTGCGTCTCGTGACACCGCTTCCCCTGCGGGATAAAAACCCTCTGCCCCTTCCCCTTGCTGGAGTAGCCAAGGTCTAAATCGTCCATGTCTGAGAAGTCGATAAAACCCATACCCTTATGTCCTGACATTACGCTTCCTTTCGCTCATTAGTGGTGTTTATCGTGTAGACCCCAAAGGGGTGGGCTGTGATCTTAGCCCCGTTTTCCGTGGTAGTAGCCGAGGCCTCTGAGGCTTTCGAGCCATCCGCATGGACCCCGCCGCCGTCACCGGCTTGATACTCAGGTTTGACCTTCTGGATAGCCGCGAGGGCGCGGTGCTTAAATTCCTTGAACTGGTCCAGCACCTGATGCGAATAGAGGGCTTCAACCTTATCCGCCATGGTGAAAACTGATGAAGCGGCCTGAGCGTTCAGGAGGGCTTGAAGGTTCCCATCATGAAGCGTGAAATAGAACCCTTTATTGAATATCGGACCGGTGTTGTGCACGAGGGACCATGCCCGGTCCGCCGCCAACATTGCGCTGATATCGCCTTTCAGATACCACAGTAGGACAAGTGCAATATCGGCCCATTTCTTACCACCGAACGCGCCAGCCCAGCCCCCATGCCGGTAGTTTTGTTCGACTGCTTCAATATAGGCTAGGGCGGTTATATGAGGGTATTTGGCAACATGATCCATATAGTTCCCGGGCTGGGATGATATCGCGGTGCATAACGCAACAGCGTCTGGGTCGAAGGTGCCTGAGGAAAAGGCTTTGTGGCATTTGGCTGAATTGCCGTGCCGGAGTTCCTTGGAAACAATTCGCCAGACGTAGAACATAAGCTGCTTCGTGACGGCCCCGCAGGAACCGTACCAGTATTTAGCCAAGTCTGCTCTTTCCGAAGCGCTAAGGTCCGGTTTGGTGATCGTAAGCATATCCGCCAGTTCAACGCCGCCGTAGTGGATATAGGCCCCCATAGACGGGTGCATGGCAGGCTCTAGGATAGTGGCTTTTTCAGCAGTCAGAAGACTTCCAATAGTAACATCAGCCTGCGATTTGGCGACCCTGAGCGGGTGGGTCTTGAAATAATCTAGGGTAATCATTGTATCCTCCAAGGGGCTTATGGTGTTCTCCCATTCTAAGGGCGTCTACCCCGTTTGTCAACCCGGTTACTCAGCCCATATGCGTGAAAAGAGGCGGCGCACCCAGCCCTGTTCAGTGTGAGGCCGCGTGGCATTACCCTCTGTAATTTCAGGATAGGGGGATTTGTTCAGACCAGCCCCATAGCGTGAGTCGATCCGCACATAGGTCCTGACTTGCTTTTCCTGATCTTTTGTCTCAATCGCGCCGGGCTTGTAAACCTGCCGGATATAGTCGATTGCCCGGCCCCCGGTGAAGGCCGGGTGCTGTGCGACCAGCAAGGCCAGCAGCGTCCCTGTTCGTCCGGTTCCGCCCATACAGCCAACATAGAGCGGGCGTCCAACTTCAAGGTCCTCAATAATTCCCGGCAGGGCGGCATCCAGATTTTCCTCTTCGAAGGTGGCGAAGTCTCTGACACCTAGGTCATAGGCGATGTACTCTTCCGCGACCGGGATTTCTTCCGCACACCGAATGAGCATGTATCCGGGTGGGAGGTCTTTCGTGGGGCCAGCATGTAGCCAGCCTGTCAGACCATTTTCGAGAGGGATGGGGACAGCTTTTATCATGGTTTATTGCCTTTCATATCGCAGAGTGGTTGGGCGTTATCAAACGCGCGGGGGCAGGGCCGTTGGGCGACCCCTTCCTTGCCGTCTATGATCGTAACGAATGGGTAGGCCATCAGACCCCGGCATAGTTTGCACTCTGAAACCGGGCGATGATCAATCTGCTGCGGTCCTATCATCGTAACCGAAGCGATATGCCTATCCTGTATGAGTAGCACAAATGGCCCGTAGGTGGCGTTTCCGGCCATATGGGTAGTCGGGGCCGCTTGTGAGGCTAGACCCCTTACCCGGGCCGCTGTATCGACCCAGAAGCCATAACTGCGGGCTTGCCTTACCGCCGCCTCTGATACCGTGAATTCATTCGGGTGGGTCATAGGGCAGTTCCCGGATGCGGATAGACTTCGGCGCATCGAACAGAAACTTGATCCGTTGAGAAAAGCCCGCCGTGCGGCTGACTGTTACCAGAACCTCTGGGAATATCGCCAGCTTTCGGTCCCATCCAATTAGGATGGTTCCGGGTTCCCCTTCTATTTCTAATGAGACAACGCCCGGACGTAGCACGGACACCGGGCGGATGATACGGTCCCCAACCAGAATGGACTGACCCTCTTGTGCGTTTACTATGAACATCTGACACCATGGCTTTTAACCCCCTAGCAGGTCAAGGAGGTCAAGGATGCTTATCTCATTTTTGAGATTGACCGATACCCCTAGCATTTCGGTGACTTTAGGAGCCATAGCGTGACTGACACCGTAGGCTATAGTGGTCCCGGCGATGTCACCAGCAAAGTTGTCTGCGATACCTTGAAAGAGCGTCTCTGCCGTATCGCTGAAAAGGTCTTCCCCCATGCCCTGCATTTCGAAGGCGAGGACGACATTCTTGCCCTTCTCTTTCATCTTTTCCATGCGTTTTAGCTGGGTTTCTACCTGATCCAGATCGGCTGGGTTGAGGGGTAGCACTACATCGTAGCCAATCCCGCAATCGTAGTAGTATACCTCTGACGCGACCTCAATACCCTTGCTTTTTACAATATAGTGAAGCGCCTCATAAATGGAGCGTGGGGGCTGCTGTTTCTTGACCGGGTGTTCTCCAGTAAATACCTGACCTAAGGTCCCATCTAGCGTGATATAGCTTTCCTCTTGTATCTGGGTGCTACCTATAGTGACCCAGCCCTGCTTAGTGAACGTAAGATCACCGGCCCCAACTACTGCCGGAACCCCGATGCCCCGAGCGACCACCGCCGAGTGGCAGGTAAAGCCCCCGGTCTTGGTTAGGATGCCGCCGCACTTCGCCATGATAGGGAAATCGTCTGGCGATGTATCCTCTGCGACCAAAATACAGTCCTTACCAATCTTGGCTATCGGCGTCGTGCGAAAGACAATCCTGCCTGAGATAGCGCCCGGGGCTGCGGGCAAACCGGTCATAGTCGGTTTCATGTCGGTATCGACTACCGCGATGCGCGTTTGCTCTACCATGCGGCGCGTGAGACGGGCCTTGAGGTAGCTGTAGCGCTGGGGGGAGGGCATGGAGGCGCAAAGGGCCACCGCCGTTTCTATACGGGCGCGGGCTGACATCTTAGCCGTGCGGGTTTGAAGGACGTAGAGGGTCCCATCCTCTACCGTGAATTCAATGTCCTGAACGTCCCCGAAATGGGCTTCCAGTGTGGAGCAGAGACTGCCTAGCTGTGAGTGCAGGTTTTCCCAATATGGGTTGCCGGAATGTGCCAGATCGTCTAGGGACATGGGCGTTATTTCACCTGATACAACTTCCTCACCTTGAGCGTTGAAGGCTATCTCACCTTTCATTTCGTTCTCACCCGTGGCCGGGTTCCGGGTAAACATGACGCCTGACCCCGAGAGGCCCTTGGCTGTCCCCATTACCATTTTTTGTACCACGCAGGCTGTGCCCATATCTTCCGGGATATCGTGCATCTTGCGATAAGCCCGAGCGCGTGGGGTATCCCATGAGCGGAATACGGCTTCGATGCAGGCCAGCACCTGTTCGGTGCGCGCTAAGGGAATGTCGAGGCCCTCTGCGCTTTTGATTACCCCTGCCATCAGAGAAAACCGCCGTTCGCTGCTGTCTGCGCGGGCCTCTATCATTTCGGAGAGGGTCTTTACCCGTGCCTTTGGCACTCCCTTGACGATCTCTAGCCACGATGTAGCAAAGCGGTGAAACGCGCCGGGATACATATCATCCAGTTCTACTGTTACTCCAACATTCAGAACCGTGTCCATCATCCCCGGCATGGATACTGGAGCGCCGGAGCGAACACTAAACATGCAGTCTTTGTCGTCACTGACGAACCATGCAACTCGATCAATGAGTTCGTCTGGCAGCTTGTTATGGGTTTTGTAATACTGCCATGCGAGGGTCGTAATGACCAGCGCGCGGGGAACGGGTAACTGTGCCTGCGCCATTTCGATAAGCCCCGCACCCTTACCACCATAGATGGCTTTATCCGGTGGCGGGGCGGTGTGCGGGAAGCCTGTAGTTGCGGCCCAATACTGTGACATTGCTATCTCCAAGAGTGGTTGTGGTGTTAGAACAACCTAACCCCCATAGGGTAGTTAGTCAACCCTCTTTATGACATCTTCTGCGAAGGCATAAAGGCCCGTCTCGGTGATTGCATTATAGGCCAGTCCAGCCTGTTGAATAGCGTGAACGCGAGACAGGGACCAATCCCCGACTTCATCCGTCTCAGCGTCTTCTTTCAGCATGAGCGCCGCCATACAGGCCGGGGCGTCCGGGGGGTAGCGCCAATCGTCAGCCAGCGTCACCGTAGCGTGTGCGACCGCATAGAGGAATTCTCGGTTGTTCAGGTAAAACCCCTGCTTTCGGATCGTGTCATAATACCTGTCCAGTTGGTTCGCCATACGCTTCCGGTCCTGCTCTTTGAGCAAGAGAGAGGATACCTTGGCAATACCAGCTACGATGGCCGTGTGTACGTCATGGCGCACGACTGCTTGGAACGTCGCGTGGCAGTCTGCAATGGCTTGGTGCATAAGGTAGGGCGGCAACGCAAGGGCGACCGCCTGCTGAACTGAGCGGGGGCGTGCCTTTTCCTTGGCCGCACGGCCTCTATAGATTTCCGCCCACTGTTCTTCATCCGTCTTGTCCCGCCAGCGCGGGATTTTCTTAGGACGGGGTTGATTTCCAGTTAGAATTGATGAGCCTGCGTTTGTCTTTTGCATGTGAATTCGCCTTCCAGTAGTCGCTTTTGTGATCAATAAACAGGTCGTTTTTGCGGGGCTTCCCTGTGATCTTACGTGCATCCCCTTTGAGGTGGTCAAGGTATTCCCCAAGGAAGCTGTTTATCATGGGATGGCCCGCACCGCTTCGCTTGGGTAAATGCCCGGTCAGGTCCTTGCCTTGCAGTTCGTCCCCCATCTTTTCCTTGGCCCGATCAAACAAGTAGCTGTCATGGTATTCTCGTTCTTTTCGGAAGGTCCCTTCGGTGTAGTAGCTAGTCCAGTTGTCGATAAGATCGCGCGCGGGCTTCCGCGTGAGGTTGAAATATAGGAAGCCACATTCCGTGTATTTATAGCATCTGCCCAGAAACATCACGTCATACTCTGCCGGTGTCATTTCAGATAAGGCATCTGGGCTGACAGGGTTGTGAGTGAGGGTATCGGCATCCAACCATATCAAGGCTTCGTAAGGGGTCAGACCATCCTCAGATTTCCGCATGAGGTTTTGAATACAGAAGGGCTTGTGGCAAAACTTTACGGCATCGAACCGGTAGTCATAGCCCGAGGCCATAGCCCCTGTATAGGCGTCAGTGCTCGCGTAGAGGCTCAGGAAGGTGTCCTTCTCTTCCATCCGGTCGTAGACCCCCCGAACCCTCGGATCGGTGGACAGGGGGACCTTTTCGTCAGGGTAGAGGTAGAGGTCTACACCCTGCGGCCAGTGCTTTACCCAAGCTGAAACCATTCGTTCGGCGTAGAGGTCCCAGCCTGCGCGTGAGAAGGTCGTGACGACTGCGGTTTTTCTGAGCCGGGTCATGCCTCTTGTTCCTTTTTCTTTATGGTCATGGAGGACTTTGATGGGTCTATCCCATAGTCCACCCATATTTGACGTTTAGAGGCCAGCCCATAGCAAACCCCCGCTATTGTGTCAGCCACGTCTTTCGACCCATCCGGCAGGTGATCTACCTTCGTGTTCTGGGATACCCATACAAGGTCCCGGAGTTCGGCGCAGGCAAGGTCGCTGGCCGGTCCGCTGACCATCCCGTCAAGGATCAAGGTTCGGGTCACCATGTAGGGGTCCGGGGTTCGATCCATCGAAACAATGCCTGATATAAGATTGTTTCGTCGCATCGTTTGTATGAAGTCTGCCGATTGGAACCCGTCCAAAGATACCCACCTGATCGGGTAGCCCATTTGGATCAACGCCAATACCAGTTTCTTGATTTTCCATATGGGTATCTGGGACCCACTAGAAGGCCGTATCGTCAGGCATCCATCCACATTGATGTAAGGGAGGGTATCCGCCATGCCGCCGCCCCGGTCCACGGTTCCGAAGCCCGGACAATGGCCCATCGTCAAAGCGGCGTAATCCATTGATAGTGCGAGGTCCACATGGACATACCGCTTGGCGTTCGGGTTGATGATGTTGTGGGGTCGGATGGAGGCCGGTTGCTTATTGAAGTCGCACCAGTCTGGTTGAAAGATATTCTTGCGGGGTCCGAAGGCAGCTTTGATTGCAGCATAGTTGCTGATGAAACTTGAGAAGCCATGTAGCGCAATACCGGCCACGTCTTTTACCGCGCCGGATAGGTCGCTTTCAAAGGTGTTCCGGTAGTCTTCCGGCACGTCCATGATAAAAGGTTTGTCCCCGTCCCCTACTATATCGCTTGGGGCCAATACGCGCGGCTTTCGCGTTCCGTCCCCTAGGAAGACTTTGAACCGCTTAGGGGAAAACCGATCAGGTGGCTGCATGTCCCAAGGGCGCTTGTCAAAGATATAGATACTGGTCTCGTTGTCGCGCTCAAGCTGCATGTCTCGTTCTTTTTTCTTCCGGTCAGTAAACTGGCCCGCATAGTTGGCCGAGCCGACAAGGCATAGCATACCCGGCACTTCGCCTGTCCGCTGAAACCGGCTTTCCCGGCGGCGCGCGATAGCCCGGTAGTTTTCAAGCATCTGGTCGTGAGTTTCCCCGTCCTTTTTCTTTGAGGACTGCTGAGTCACCTTCATGTGATTTACTTCGTCAATCAGGCCCCCGAACACGTTCTCACCAATGGCGGCTGTCTCGGTGCCGGGTAGGGGTTGAATAAAGATAGGACGGCCAACGAACTGGATCGTGGCCTTGCGGTCTTTCTCATGGGGTGCATTTTCCCTGAACCAAGGAGACCCTTCCAGCATCCGGCGGAAGCGCATGTAGTCAACCGTGAAGGCCGTGCCGCCGGTTACCGACTGCATGACGAAAGCGATTTCCGAGGCAGGGTCCAGCCCATAAACCTTGTGCGGGTTCCGTAGGTTCATAAGGCGGTAGAGGAAGTAGGCCAGTATGTAGAGGGCGGCGGTGGTCTTCCCGGTCCCGATAGCCCCGGTAAATACAGCTTCGATGTATCGCCCAGAACAGGCTTCGAGGATTTCTTCCCGGAGGGCAGGCCATAGCGTCTCCTTGGCCCCCATAAAGTAAGGGTCGTCAAGGAAAGTCGCTGGGTCTACCGGGACTTCAAATTCGTACTGCTGGGCTTTATACAGGGCCTCTGCCGTCGCCAACATCTTATCATAGAACAGAAGCCGCTTGGACAGGTCTTCGATCCCCTGCCCCTCTTCTACTACCAGATCAAGGTTGTACCCTTGGATCAGGCCTTGTTCGATAGATTTCAAATGAGACAGAAGGGCGTTCACCCCGTATCCGCCTGCCCTATCTCTTCACGGGCGGCTGCTAGGCGCTTCTTCATTTCAGCATCCCACGAGAAACGTGACGGTTCCAAATCCGTCTGAGGGATAAGTGTCGCATCCTTCTCTTGATCCGCAAAGTGAAACCCCGCGTGGAGCAGGAGAGTGATGTTCCCCCCGAGTGCGAGTTGAAGCTGTTTCTGCCTGACCGCTACAACGGTTTCAGCACGGCCCCGGCTATAGGCTTGCTTAGCTTCCGAATAGCCCATGAGGCGGGTCACGGACCTTGTGGGCACGCCGTAGTACTCTGCTATCTGGAGGTGAGTCATGCGTAGCCGTCCAAAGACTTCTAGCTGCTCCAGCTTGATCTGTGGGTATTTCTTTAACATGGACCCAGTGGAAGAGGCCGTAGCCTTATCCGACCCAACAATTTTGACAGCCATCCTAGCGTCTCCGTGATCTTAGGTGCACCGCATCATAGAACGGCCCACCCCCTAGTTGCAAGCGTCAACCTTTGGCGTCCCGTAATTTCTTTTCCGCCCGGATCATAGTGCGGGACTTCCAAGCCTTGCTGTATTCAGCCTTTTCGAACAGCTTTGAAAAGCCGCTGATATGTTTTAGGCGGGCTAGTTCCCCGGCTTCCATGCCAAGTTCGTTGCAGATATCCGCATCGCCCCATCCTTCATCCAGCATCGAAAACACCATGTTGGACATACCAGCTATTGAGTGCTTCCCCCGGGCGCGGTTGTGTCGGACGGTAGAGGCCATCCGGTCATTGATCCCTTTGTCAATTACAACAATGGGTAGCCGCCCGTTGTTCCGGGTTCGAATATCTTCATTCATCTTGCAGACATAATAGCGGTGGAAGCCGTCCACAATTACAAAGACCCCGGCCTCTTCATCCCATATCGTAACAATAGGCTGAGTATAGCCATCATTCTTAATGGAGTGATACAGCAGCTTCATTTCGACTTCGGCTACGGCGTTGGGGTTGTAGTCATTCGGGGACACCATTTCGATAGGGACCCACCTGATACGATCAACTGGTTGGCTTTTTAGCGGGCTGACCAGATGCAGCTTTTCCCGGATGGCTTCGATGGCGTCCAACCGCTCATCGTCGCTTACCGCGTCTAACCCGGTCAGGAGTTCGTCTAGGCTTTGGTCCAAGGCGGAGTTCATATCAGCGTCCTTTCACGAACTTGATGTCGGCATGGTATTCTTCTCTGATCCACTGAGCAAATTCCCGTTTCACTTCGCCACCCTTGCGCCACTTCGTGTATTCCCGGACGCGAGGCTGAACGTAGAAGTCATTCAGTTTGGTAAAGTCAGTATCGTTGGCGAGGACCGTTGTGATATGCACCTTCACATATCGGTCGGGGTTGAGCATGAGGTCATAGAAGGCATCGTCCCTGTCGAAGCGGGCCTTGAAGTTTGCCTTTGTCTCTTCGTTCGTAATCAGCTTGTCCAGAAGGTGATCCCGGTATTCAGACCAGCTTCGAAACATCCAAGGAAGTGTCTTTATCGTCTTGAACATTTCACCCATTTCCATGTTCCGAGTAACGTGGATACCCCCGATGCGGCGCACCATCTTGTCCCACGTTTCTTGCTCAATCTCTTGGAGGTAGTAGAGGGACCGGACGGCAGTTTGGTGGTGCAGGCTAGACACCCGCATGTCCCGGACATTGACGCCATGCTGATAGAAATAATCATAGATCAGGCAGTAGGGCAGGGCCTTGTCGTGGATGTATTTCCAAACGTCTTTGTAGGACCAGTCATAAATCGGATAGAACGTCCAGTGCGGGTGCTTGTCCTTGTTCAGGCGCTTCCCCCATGTGACGTGCTGATACTTCGGGTTCGTGGTCAGGGCTTGATATCGGGCCGGGCTTTCTTCCGCCCGGACGCCGCCAATCATGCAGGCCTTTTCGTCAGGGTGCCACTTCGCCATGATCGCGTGAAACATCATGTGAAACCGGGTTTCGTCAAAAGTATTTTCTTTGATTGACACCGGGTCTTTCTCACGCATCCAGACCGCCTCTTTTTCGGGGTCCCAGCAATTCAGGTAATTTTCCGTTTCGGAGGTAGAGTTGGTCAGTTTGAAAGGGACTTGTAGCCAGTAGGGGTCGATGCGAGGATCATACATAACCGTTTCGACATAGTTAATCACGGCCTGCCATTCGGCCTCCTGATCCAGAAAGAATACCCGGAGGGGTAGTCGCCCAAGGCGTTCGGCCACTTCCAAGGCGAGGTTCAAAACTACCGTGCTGTCCTTCCCCCCAGAGAATGAAACATAGACCGTATCGAATTGTTCGAAGAGGTATTCGATGCGCTGTAACGCCGCCTCATATACGTTCTCTTTCATGTTGATTTTCATGCGCCCCAGCCCTTCATTTCCTGCGCGATATAGCCACAACAGTTCGCGTTGTAATCCGTCAGAACGCAGGTCTTTCCAGCTTCCATAAACAGCCGCCCAGTTGTCCCATACCCGCAGCAGAAGTCGCCTACCCTATCATAGCGTTTTGCTAGGTTTCGGATGATTTCCTGATTGCTGTTCCCCGTAGCAAAGGCCCCGTTCCAGAAAGCCGCCTGAACCTTGTTGCCATTCAGGATCGCGCTGACCGTAAAGTCAGGCGGGGGAGTGTGCCTAAGCGCATTGGCCCCCACAAACATGACAGTCGGCTTATTCAGCCTTTCAATAAAGGATGCGATAGCCCCGGCATATGCAGCATAAGAGTCAGTCTTGACCCCGGCCCGAGCATCGAACCGCTCTAGCCCCCCGGGCCAAGACGGCTCTGCGTAGATCAGGTCACACGTCAGGTAGGCTTCTGGGATGTCGGGGGTGGTTACGTCCCAAACGAAACAAGTGTTCCCCTGCGCGTCGGTATGGACCCCTTGAAGGGGTTCGGCCTCTTCGCCTTTTCCCTGTTTAAGGGCACTGTGATATGGGATTTTGTCCAAGGGGACCCCCTACTTGATCTTGCCAAACCGGGCAATGGTCTTGGCCAGACGCTTTTCGTTGAGTTCGTTGCCCCGGAAGTCTAACCCGAATTCGAGAGCGCATCTTGCCGTGTACCCCATGCCACAACATGGGTCCATGATGATCGGGTCGCTGCTCTTTTTCTTGACCATTTCCGCAAGGGGCTTAACCGCCTTGGCTATACAGTCATAGCCATGCGTTCCGGCCACCGAGGCGACGTAGCCCGGGGGGAGGGGCATCCCGCCTTTAGAGAAGACATGCAGATGAAGTGGGAGCATCTTGGCCCCGCTGCGATACTGGATATCCACGACCACGAGGGGCGTAAAACCCCGGTCAGTCGCGTGTTTCTGAATAGCGTCCAGCCACCGGCATCCGTATTCGATACACAGATAATCCTGAGTGTAGTGAGCCGCGAGGTCAAAGATAGCGTTGAGGAAGTCGTCCAGCGGGGGCTGTTCCATGACCTGTCCGGTCATTTTCTTGTTTATCGTTGACCAGTATTTCAGATTGCCCTGACCCCACGGCGGGTCTGAATAAAAGATGTCGGCAGCGTCCCCATCCATGAGGGCATCAATACCGGCCCGGTCCATGACGTTACCGTGGCGAACGCGATGAGGCCCAAACTGTTGAATAGTCATTTGGACGCCCCTACCCATGCCTTCGCCATTGATAGGAGCGCCTGCGACTGGTTTACCAGTTCATGCTGGGTGCGGTATTTCTCAAGCGCCGCCATCAGGGTATCCCGGTTCGCCGCCGTCATATGGAAGGACAGACTGACATAATCTGGGTCTGCTGGGGTCCCGGCATCGGCCAACTTCGTCTTGTTCACGGAGGGCGCGGTCGGCTTTGGTTCAGCGACTTCCTTGATCAGCTTGTCAAATTCGGAACTGTCAAACCCTGTCAGGTTCAGGTCTAGCCCGCCCGCCATAATCGCTTTCATTTCGGTGCCAAGCAGGTCGTTGTCCCACTCAGCCCATTCGACCGATTTGTTCAGGGCGATGCGGAGCGCCCGTTCTTCGGCTTCCGGCATTGCACCAACGTCGATAGTCGGGACCGTTGCCATACCCATCTTGGTTGCGGCCTTGATACGCAGGTGCCCGTCCACGATCTGGTTGCCCCGGACCAGCAGAGGGACCTTAAACCCAAACTTCTTGATCAGGTCTACCATGCGCGGGACCTGATCATCGTTCTTGCGCGGGTTGTTCGCGTAGGGTTCGAGGTCAGCCACGGCCTTGTAAACGATAGCCAGTTCGTTTGAGGCCGCAGCCCCTTTTGTCTTCACGGCCATGGGGGCCTCCTGTGTTAGATTGTGATTTCGAAGTCTTCGCCACAGTGCGGGCAAGCCACGGTATAGTCCGCCTTTGCTGGTGCGGTGGCGTTGGCCGGGTCAAACTGACCAGTCAGCTTATCAGATGCGGCCTGAGCCTGAGCCTCTGTTACGTTGCTGGTATCGAAGTTTGGGTTCACAGATGGGTTAAACAATTCCGTGTTGAACGCCGTCATGTCGAGGAAGCCCAGATCAAAGTTTGCGGCGTTGAGCCGTTTGATCTGGTTGTTCAGGATTTCCTCATCCCATTCTGACTGTTCGGCCAGCCGATTGTCAGTGATCTGATAGGCTTCCTTGGCTTCCGCCGTCCAGCCCGTTGCCACGATACAAGGGCCTTCCTTTATGCCAAGTCTCTTCGCGGCGGTAACCCGGGCGTGGCCCGCGATTATCATGTTTTCTTCGTCAATAAGAACCGGGATTGTCCAGCCGAATTTTTGGATGGAGGCCATGATCTGTTTGATCTGATAGGCCCCATGCTTACGCGAGTTCTGGGGCGCTGCTTTAAGATCGGATAGCGCGCGTTGTTCTATTTTGTCCATGAGGTCCTCTGGGCTACGCAGGAAGCCGTAACTATGGCCCCTATCATTGCGTTCGTCAATCCACGACCTTGACCGCGTTGGAAACTGCCGTCTTAAGTTGGCCCCCTATTCCGTCCATTAGCGCCTGAGTTAGCATACTGGCAAGGACAGGGTATAGGTGTTCATCAAAGTAGCTTTCCCCTTTCTCAGCTATTGCGTGAGAGGGGATTGCCACGTTCATAGTAATGTCTGTTATTTTTAGCTTTGCTACGTAGCTATGCGTCACCGTATCCTTGTAAAATAAAACCGTTATGCCAACATTATTTTTTACCTTTGAAGAACCCTCACCATGATCGAACGTCATATTCGTATAGCCTTTCGGCGTATCCAATGGCGTGACTGGGACCAGCCCCTTAGGGTTTGGAGTAGCCGCTAGCTTAAACACGGCTTCCTTTAGGTCTTCCTCAGTGATGTAGTCCTGAACCTCAGGGCTATCGGGTGAGGCCACATCGAACCCTGATAGATCGTCCGGGTCCAGTGGTGGTAGGGGGCCTATAAGGGGCTTAATGACCTTCACGGGGATAGGTATCTGGTCAAACTCGTGATCGCCCCCCATGAACGCCCCTTCGTCTTTCAGTAGACCTTTGGCCAGTTGTTTGATCTTTGTAACCATCACCGGTTCCGCGTCGTATACGGGCGCATAGGCCCTCCATTCGGGCCAGTCTGCTGCCGTGATACCCCGGACAGCGGGTGTTCAGGAGGAACCATCATACTGCGCCCCATCGTCCGGGCGGAGCGATAGCTTATTTCAACAATGTTTGGCCACTCTGCCCGGCAGGCCGTGCCCTCCATAGTTTCAAAATAGAGGGCGTCGTCTGGCGTTGTGTGTGCACCATCGTAGACGCCATCAAAGACGCGGCCTGACGCCACGGTGACCCTGATCGTTTGGCCGTCTGTGGCATTATTCAGGAACTTATCGGTTTCTGCTTCGGTCATGCCGTTACCTTCTTTTGATAAAAATGATAGTGCCCATCGCTGGACAGGTTACGTTGATAGTCCAAGTCATTCATCGTCCGGGTGAGCCATACCGGTGGAGCGCGGCGTTTCCATGTAGCAGGTTTGGGGACCGTTCCAAAGGAAGTCTTTTCACGGGAGTAGTAGCTGCGGTAGCTGACGACTGCTTGTGCCAGTGAGGCGAGACCCCGTTTATCGCGCCCCTTATGGGCATCTGGCATCGCTAGGTAGAACCCCGCCCCGCTCATGCCGTTTCGTGCGCTGTTGCCCCGCTCTGTGAGTTTGCGGCGCATATCCTCAGTATCGTAGGAGTGCCTCTTGCCATAGCGGTAGCGGTATTCCCCGAGTAGCCCGATAAAATGACGATGGGCATAGTCCCAGACTATCTCAGAGGAAGCGGATAGGATGCAGGGATTGTTCTTCTGGCTGGCTGGGATACCAACTATCTCATGCGTCTGGTTGGGCTGTATCGCTTGCATAATCGGGCGGGTCCCGCCGTCCAAGAGTTGCGCTGTCTCTAGGATCATTTTTAGGACGTGTTTATCATTGAGCGCTGTGGCGGCGGTAAGCGGGTTTGTATCTAGCACGAAGAGGTTCATGGGGTTAGCCTTTTGCGTTGTGGTGATCGGCCCAGCATCCGGTCTCTTGCCCCGTTTGTCAACCGAAAAGGCCGGAGTGTTACCCCCGGCCCTGTTACAGTCTTTAGTTAGATGTATCGGTTAGGTGGTCCCATTATAGTTGGGTGGGAACGTGACTGCGACTTCTACGGTGGGCCATACCGCTTCGAGTGCGGAGAAGACCACCATAATTGCGTTGGCCGGATCATCGTTCGCCATCTTTGAGAAGACGTTGGTAAGGCCCTCCACTGAGGTATCGGGCATAATCGCGCCTATCGTGGCATCCGAGGCCGGGGACCCTATATAGGCCGATGCGATGATATCCAAGGCCGCGCCCATGCTGTTGACGTTGGCCGCGTTCTTGGCCTTGTCGATAGCCGCTGTGATATTGGCGTTCTGTTCTGCGTAGACGTTGAACACCTTCGATGTGAGTTTCTCCTGTTCCGGGATAGCTTCGCCCGTGGCGGTATCACCCGGAGCGGGGAGTGCCCCAGCCTGCTTGGTCTTTTCTTTGTAGACCTGTTCGATCAGCGTGATGTGGGTGCTGGACCGTGCGGCGTCGAGCCACTTCTTGTAATTCGTTGCCGTGAGAATAGGGACGATATGGCGGAGCGCCGCCCATGTCACGCCGGTCAGGTCTTTCGCCGGGATGCCAAGTTCCTTGACCGTGTTGAAATTCTTGATCAACTGAACGCCCTTGCGGTAGTCCATCGTGGTTTCCGCGTGAAGGAATTCCCGGAGGTTGTCATACCCGAGTTGGATGTAAAGGTCTGCTTTCTGGATATGCGCCAGCAGCGCGCCGATGCGGATATGTTCGAATTGCATCCGGTCTTCGGCTTCGTGAAGGTTCGCCTTGGACTGTACGGCGTCCAGCCCAGCGACCTCTGATACGATCACTTCAAAAGCGCCTTCAACGAACGCGGTGGGTGTGTCCTGTGTCGGAGTGTAGGCGGTGGCTTTGCTGACATCTGTGCCGGTCGGTGGCTCAGGGGCCGGTTCCTGAGGCGTCTCTGATACTTCGGGGAGGTCCGATGTTTCCCATTCGGAATAGTCGGTGTCCGTGCCTTTTTCTTCCCCGTAGAACACGACAAATTCCTTGCGGAGTTCCGAGGACTGTTCAAGGGCTTCGAGCATGTTAGCCCGCTTTTCCGGGGCACGCAGCTTCGACCAGCCTTCGATTTCGACGGTATCTGTAACGAGTTTCAGGAACGCGGTGAGTTTCGGGATGGCGAGTGCTTCGACCGCCTCTTTGTAGATGATAGGGTTCATTTTGATTGTCCTTTGTTGCTTAGTGGTATTCGTAACCTAAGCCCCTTCGTGGCGTTAGTCAACCCCCGATGATCTTAAGATCACTTTTTCTGCGCCCCACCGAGCCAGTAACAGGGACTCAGCCAGACCTACGTTCTTTTTCTTGGCAAAGAGTGAGGTATGAGAGGGGTAGAGGGCTATCGCTTTTTCCAGTGACAGGTTTTTGTCCGAGGTTAGACCCATATCCTTTTTCCATGTAGAGGGCCAAGCGTCAATCACGCGACTTCTGCTAAACATGATTTCACATAGCGCGCGCAGCATCCCATAGTTCTGATGAACGGTATGAACGCTGCCCATCATCGCCGGGCCTTTGGAAGATATCTGAGGCTTGACCACGGCCTGTTCCAGCGCGACATATTCAGCCCCAACGCGGCGCGCTTCCTTGAGAAGTTCAAAGGCCCCCTGTGCGTCGATGCGTCTCTTGCCCTTTACCGGGGGGACAAAGAGCGGCATGAGGCGCAGAGAGACTATTTCTAGGGTCTGCGTGTCAATCACGGCAAAGCCGCCGTTCAGGTCCGGGTCGCAGCCACATACCCTCATTTGAAACACTCCTTGCACACGACACAGTTTTTCGCCTTCGTGTCTTGCGCGGTTTGACATACCCGTTCGGGCATCGGGTTATCGTTCGGGCTTACCCCAAGATCATGCTTCTCACGCCAGAGCCTATAGGACATCGCGGCGTCTATCTTGTTCGCCACCATGCTGTCATTTCGGTTGACCCAGTATTCCTTGACTGAGGACTTCGGCCAGTCAGACAGTTTCCATTCCTTGATCTTAGGGCAGTCGGCCCAGCCTTCCTTCGTAAAGTAGAGCACCCGGCCTTCATTCGGGTTTAGGCCCTTGTCTACCATCCCGGGCGTTTGGGCGATCAGCCAGAGATAAAGCATCGTGCGCCACTCGTGATCAAACTCGGGCTTCGTTCGCGGCTTGAAACTACTGTTGCCTTCCGTCTTGAATTCCATCGGCGTCTTGATACCGTTCCCGAGGATATCCACAAAACAATCGACTGACCCCACGATCTTACTGACCGGATCACGCAGGAAGACTTCCACATACCTGATAGCTTTCCAGTTTCCGCCGCAACCGCCGCACTTTGTAGGGGAGTAGCTGAATTTCATTTCGTGGCTGCATGATCGGCACTTCCAGTTACCCCATACCTTTTGCCTAGGGATAAGGTCCATGAGAAGATCGGCCCCCTTGTAGCCCATACCCCATGTCATACGCTGTGCAGTCGATACAAAGTCTGACTTCCGTTTTTTCTTATGGAGCGTCAGGAGCGCCGGTTCTTTCGGACACCAGTTGCGCACCGGGTCAAGATCGGAGGCGTGCACCACGTCATGTGGCCGTGCGGAGCGGGGCGCAGGGGTATTCTTGTGGATATGGTAAAGAACGTGGTTCTCGGGGAAGTCTTTTATCTGGAACAAGGGTTCATGGTCTGCGCTTTCGGCGGGCGCGGCCTTCCCTTTTTTGGGTGGTTCCGGGGCAGGGGTCTTCGATTTGAATTTAATCATCGTCTGGCACGAGCCTTTCGAATTGTGAGAGGGGCATCACGGCAAATTTCTCGCCTGTCCCGATTTCCACTATTAGAACCCCCGGTTTACCGTTCGTCAACCCATCGTTGCGCAGTTTTCCCATTATCTCAGCGGTGACCGGGAAGCTGGCGTGCTTCGTCGCCTTAACTTCGACCATCCATTTTCCCCGCCGGAGGTCCCCCTTGACGCTGGACGCCCCGGAGTTCGGGGTGGTCTTATAGCCACCACGCTTGACGATACCAGCCTCTTTGCGGTTGCCATATTCGCGGGGGTTATCTGCGGGGAAGTTTCGCCGGATGCTCACTTGTGGCCTGCTTTCTCGGCTTCCTCTAGCTGCTTCTTGATATCGTCTTTGTAGAGCAGAAGGAGGTCGTCAATCAGGAATTTAGTGAGAGCATCATACCGTTCCACGGCCCAGTCTACCGCCGCCGTCTTCGTCGGGAATTGCAGCAGTTCCCCGGCGTCTGGGTGTTCGATGTCGAACAGGTCCCACTTCCCTTTCACGGTCGCGCTCTTGCTGAGGTAGTCGAGGTCTTCCAAGAGGGCTTCGGCATGTGTCCGGTTGTTGACTTCCAGCGGCCAGTGTTTCTTCCCGGCATGTTCCCACGGGTAAAGCATCGTCTGCCATTCACAGGACTGCCTGATACATGGGAATTTCTTTTTGACGATCTTAGCCGTGTTGTCTGAGTAGATCGGGATGGGGGATATCTTTTCCTTGAGGATAGCCTTGCCCGTCAGGCGTAGTTTCAAAAACGCTTGAAAGTTCTGCATAACGGGGCCGGGCAGGAATTCCGGGTTACCCATATGAAACCCGATTTTCATACGAGGCTGATTGATATAAATGACGGTTAGGGTCTGACCAGCCTTTGCGTGTTCGGTAATGCCCGCGCCTATCTTGCGCAGTAGGGTAGTCGATGGCTTCGCCGCACCGGCCACCACAACCTTCTCTGCGGACTTCTCTAGCTGGTCGATAGAGGACATGGCCGCAATGGAGTCCACGATGATCAGGCCCGCGTCCTGTGCCATCGCCACTTCGTCGGCTACGTCCGCCGCCTCTTCCGCCGTGGTTGGTCGAAACAGGTAGACTTGATCCGGGTCAACCCCGTGAAGTCGTACCCACTCCTCATCCCATGCGTTTTCCACGTCCAGCCAGACAACCTTCCGAGCGTTCTTACCCTTCCCGTGCCTCTTCTGAAACTGCGCGGCTAGGCGGAGCGCAAGGGAGGTCTTCCCACTACTTTCATTTCCATAAATGAGGGACACGGCCCCCATCGGTATTCCCCCAGCAAGTGCTAGGTCAAGCGTCAAGATACCTGTGGGCAGTCTGGCGAAGGAGGGGAACCGGAAGCCCAGTCCCCCTGCGGTCTTGCCGTATGCTTTGGTGATCGTGGACACTGCATCAGTTAGCTTGTGCACGTAAGATCACCTTTATGTTTCGTTTTGTTGTTCTTCAATAAGCTGGTTCAGCTTCTCTTCGACCCATTTGTGGGTGCTGTCGAAGACTGTATCGGCGTTGGTCTCAACCGGGTTAAACGGGACAGAGCGGCGCACCGAGAATTCCAGCATCGTATAGGAGGCCACCGGCATCTTGAAGGACATGCCAACTTCGATGCGCTCGAATGGGAAGGCGAGGTTCACCGGTATGCTTTCTGTCTGGATGGTCTGACTGAGCGGTTCCTTCTCTGTCCCAGCTTCGGTCATGGTCTTCCCGATTTCCGTTTGAATTTCCGCAGCCGCTTCGTCGTGTGCAGAGGCTTGATCTGGGGCTTGCTCAGGGGCCGGAGCCTTTTCGTGAATTTTAATAGCCATTTCAGTTTTTCCAGTTTGCTTTGATGGTGGCAATAAGCGTTTCTAAGTTGGCAGTCGCCATAACGCCAGCTTCGCTATTCGGAACCCGCAGGTGTGCCGAATTCTTTTGCAGGAAGGCTTCGAGTTCCCGGAGCCTATCACGCTGGGCCTCGGTGTAGAGGCGCACCGGGCGGCTAACGATAGCAGTAGGGATATACCCAGCCTTCTGCATGTATTTGAGACGGGACTTGTCAATACCAAGGTCGGAGCAAAGGGTGTCTACCGTCAGCGCGGCTACCTTCTCCCCATTCAATTCCAGATAAGGACTGGCATAGAAGGCCTCGCGTTCGAGTTTCTTCTGCTCACGGTATTCCCGTGACCGGGCCTTGGCGGCTTCACGGTAGTCTTTGTCATTGGCGTACTTCTTGCGGCGTTTTGCAGCGACCTTCTTGCCTTCGCGCTGCCACCATTCGGGGGTATAACCCATATCCATACCTTTCCGGTCTAGGCTCACTGAGGATAAACCCCCCTGCTACGTTAGTCAACCGAAAAGACCCTTCCAAGTGGCCCCCTGTTTTCTCAGGTATTCCCAGCGGGCTTTTGCTATCCGAGACAGGGATTGAGAGTTTCGATCCCATATGTCAATCACAATGGGGGTGGGCTTCCCGGGTAGTTTTCTCAGGATACGGCCTGCCGCCTGTCGTGGATCATATATCGGGTGAGCGAAGACGGCGGTATCAAGTGGGGGTATGTTCGTCCCTTCCGCCGTATACTTATAGGTGGCGATCAGAACAATACCTGCCAAGCAGTCCTTGGCGCGTTTCTTGTCCGCCGCGTTTATCCCCCCATTGTATTCCACAATGCTACTGGCCGGGACGTTCATCGACCGGAGCGCGGCCTTGATCTTTTCCCCGTGCTTCGTCTGTTCCACGAAGACTATGGTGCGGCGTCCGCCTTTGTGGGCGCGGTAGACGGCACCGGCGATTTGTGAATTCCTGATCGGATCAGCCATCATGCTGCGCTTCGCCTGATTGGTCCGGGACGGGTCATACTGGATCATCTTGCCCTTACCATCGAGCGGTTCTATCCACGTTGAATTGATCACATAATAGTTGGGCTGTTCCGCGTCTGACTGGCCGATGATGTGACGCCATCCCATGTGTGCGTGGATAAGGTCCATCTTGCCGTCGCGGCGTTCCGGGGTGGCCGATAGCCCGAGGCGAAACATCGCCGGGAATTTCCGCATGACCGCGCTGAATTCAGCGGAAGCTATTCTGTGGACTTCATCGACTATCAGGCAGGCGAAGCGGTTATAGACTGCCTGCGGGTAGATGCCGTCGCGGTAGACTGATTGCAGCGAGGCTATCACGACCCAAGCGCCCGGGTCCGGTAGGTGTTGCCCTGACCAGAAGTCGATCTTTTCTTTCGGGATGCTGGTGTGGTGGAGCATTTCCTTGTCCCAATCCAGATCGCCCTTGGGAACCACGATACATACGGGGCGTCCTATGCGGCACGTCAGGGCGCACCCGGTAGTCGTCTTACCGAAGCCGGTAGGGGCTTCCCCTATACAGCCCTGTTCGGTTTCCAGCGTGTGAAACACCTGTTCCACGAAGGGGACTTGTTCTTCCCGGAGGTCTGACTGAAACGAGGCATCGAAGTCAAAGGCCCCCACGGCCCGGTTATCGTTCGCTGTGACGCCCGAGGGGGCCAGTGTCCGGGGGACCCCTACCAAGTGGTGTTTGTTCGGGTGGTAGCGCCGGAGGGGGACCACTTCATCCCGCGCCTGATACTGCATCTTGGACAGTTCATAGGCGTGATCATGTTCGTCATACCAAGCGAGGGCGTCTACCTCTTCCGGCGGTGCGAGCATCTTGGGGAAGTCGGAGGGGACTGTGCTCATGTGGTGATCCTTAAAAGTGAAGCGCGGTCCCCTCAGCTTCCATGCGGAACCGCGCCTCTAACCCCCGGTTAAGGGGGTATTCCTACCTGCCAATAATTCTCAAAATGGAATTTCTGAGTCCATGTCCTTAGTAGGATCGTTGCCAAAGCCCGATACCGTAGAGTTGTTATCAAGGGGTTGATAGGCGGTAAAGCCCGCCATGCTGGCAATATCGGGCCGGAGGCTGGCAATTTCCGCGTTGGTCAGGATCGGGTAGACTTTGGCATAGTCGTAGACTGTTGTGGGCGCGTCTTCCCATGCTTTCTTCGTGGCGCTGTACTGCGTCCCAAGCATTGGATACTTGTTCAACACACCCTGCATGGGAACATCCTGCATGTATTCTATATCGTCGCCAGTGCGGGCCGCTTGTTTGGACTCACGACTGAATTGATAGAAGGACCCCGCCAGCTTGTTGTCATGGTTCTGGGCGCGCTTCATCAACTTTTCCCGAACCTTGAGTGTGGCAGGGAATAGTTGGAGCCGCGCGGGCAACACCTTGCCTTTGTTCGGTCCACCCTGAATGGTGTAGGGCATCGCGTTGATCACGGTGAAAAGCTGAAACGTCATAGGCTGGGTCCCATCCGCGTTGCTATCGCAAACTACGCAGTTTCCCTCGGTGTGTCGGTTGCACACAAACTTGGCCCAGTTTCCGCCGATTTGCAGGAAGTGTACGCTGATCATCGGCGTGTCAAAGACGTTATCCGAAAGCAGCTTACCATCAAGAAAATACAGTTTGGCGAATTCCCCGGGGTTCAACCAGAATTCCCGCGCGCCTCCCCTGAGTTTGGAGCGAAGGTCCTGAACCGCTTTGACCTGATCAACTTGGGTTCTCTGTTGTGTCCCCGTCATAAGGAAGGCTGCGCCCGTTTGAGTGCCGGGGGCCTCTATATTGGTCGCTGGGGCGCTTTGTGTTGTTGGGGAGGTATCCGCCGAGGGGGTAGCATTAGTGCTTTCCTGAGGCGTCTCTGAGGGCGTGGCGGTCGTCGTGCCGCCTATGGTCCCTAGGTCTGTCTGAGTGTCAGAGGCCGGAGCCTGCTTGGTAGCCGTAGCTGGTTTAGAGCCGTGAATTTTGATAGCCATCTGGCTGTTCCTTTCGGGGGTGTAAAGTAGTGCGCGCCATAGGCGGCTTAGTCAGTCTAGTCTCTTCCGAAGCGTTTGCCTACCCTTTATTTCAGGGTCTCTAGCTGCGCCTTAATCTCTGCTGGAGTGGCTTCACCCGGATCATCCCGGCCCGGAGGCGGGGGCAGGTGCCATACTCGTGAGCCTTTGCTGGCGAGTTTATCCAAACGGCCCCGAGCAAGCTGCCCTCCCTGCCCTACATCGAACATGCTAATCCAGCGAGACACCCCTGTATTCCATCCGAGGCCGGGGTGCCGGAACCCGATAGACAGCGCCGCCGTGACGTTCCTGTAGGTCTGCCATACCTTGAGCGCATCAAAGATGCCTTCGACCACGACGATAGGTTTTGAAAGGTCCAGTTCGTTTTCGTTCCACCAAGTAAATCCCCGAGGGGCATTGCCCTTATAGGGGTAGTAGAAATAGCGTGGCCCCTCTGGGTTCGGGATTAGGGTGCGTCCAATAAGGCCTCGAAACCGCTGCGCGCGGTCGCGTAGGGGAAAGCAGACGCGGTATCTCTGGGGGTCAAACCGAACATCGAAGTGCATGGCAACGCGGGGGCTGATCCCCCGGGCGTTCAGGTACTCGCAGGCGCGTGTGTGCGAGGGGTCTACCGGAGGAAAGCTGATTAGCCAGTCTTCGTCCGGGAACGGGTCGTCAAGGTTGTGGGTCGATAGGGATAGCGGAAGGTTGCCCGTCTTGACCGTTTCCATCGTTGTCATAACAGCCCCGAGGTCTGCGACGGTTAGGTCCTTGTAGGCATAGAGCAAAGAAGCGATTTCCCGCACGTCACCAGAATAGCCACATGAGAAACAGTGAGCGTGGCCTTCCTCCTTATGAGCCTCTGCTGAGTTGTAAACGACGCCGAAGGAGGGGTTGTTATCAACGCCGCCTGTGTGGTTATAGGCCGCTAGGGGGCAGGATGAATGGACCCACCCCCGCTTCGTATCGCCTATCGTGACGCCCATTTGTTCAAGGACTGCACGAATAGCCTCTTCATTTCCGATGTCTGTTTCCATCGTTTAGAAGTCGTCCAGTTCGGAGTATTCATCACTGGCCCGGTTATCCCGTAAGGTGATCTTAGGATCACTTTTGCCGCGCGTGACGTGCCGATTGAATTCTGCCGGTTTCATAATCGTTTTGAGCGCCTTTAGATCAGGCTTGTATGTAATCCGAATTTGTTCATCAGTCAGCATTTCGACCGTCTTGTCCCGGTCCTTGAGCGTGATCGTTTCAGCTTCCGCCGTGTAGGTCAGCATCCCAACTTCGGTGCGCGTGGTTACCCGCTTTTCCGGCGGCATGGCAGCATAGGCTTTCTTGAGGCGGGCGCGCATCAGGTCTTCGATAGGCGCTAGGGCCTCTGCCTTTTCGCGTTCGCGCTTGCAATAGATGGCAACTTCTACCATCGCCTCCAAGGGCATGTTCTTATCCTTGAGAAGTGCGGCAACGTCTGCCGGGTCCTGTCCGCTCAACGTCACGGTAGGCAGCGTGATATTTCCAATCTTAGGCATTTGGTGATCCTTTTCGAGTGTGGTGGTTATGAGGCCATACTAAGCCCCCTTGTAGCGTTAGTCAACCAGTTTGATCATAGGTAGGTCAGGTCTGATGTCATTTCCTGCGGGGTAATTTCATCGAAGTTCATATCGGAGAACAACCAGTTTATGTCGAACCCCCCAACTTCCCCGTTGCGGCCTTTCATAATCGTAATGTGTTTCTTGTTCATCTGCGCCACGGACTTCGGATTTTCCAGCAGGCCGAGGATGAGCGTCATATATTCCCCGATAGCGTGAGAGTAGCCGATATCATCCAGATCAGGTGTGCCCCCTTGTTCGTCCTTCCCGGCCCCGCGCTTAAACTGCCATGAGGATATGGTAGCGCACCCCGTCCGCTGACACCATTGTTTCATCAAGTCTAGGTTTTCAGGGACGCGGGCGTACCTGCCTAGGCGCGGGTCAGGGTGTCGGAGCATATAAGCCCCGTCTATCCAGATACGTTTTACCCCGTGCATCGCCGCGATGGTTTCTATGTCCGCCACGGTCCCGGCCATCTTGCTATCGTAGATAAGGAAAGGGGACTGAGCATGGTTCAACATTACCCGGGCCTCTTCCAGCTTTGACAAATAGGCTTCATGCGTCAGGCCCCCAACTTCGTAGGTATGGGCTGACCCCTTGTAGAGTGGGGTGGGGTTGACACCGGCTATCATGGGTAAGGCCCGGCGTTCGATCTGTTCCGCGCTCATTTCCTGAGTAACGAACATATGGGGTTCTGCCTGCTTGGACCAATGGTTGAGCGCCGTTTTCAGCATAAGCCATGTCTTGCCAGAAGCCGGTCTTCCGACAATCGCCATCATGTCCCCGTTTTCGATCCCGCCCTGCGCGTCAAGGCTAGGGTATCCCAACTCTTCGATGGGAGGCCCCAGCCCTGCCAGAGCCTGCTCATAGAGGGCCACGACCTGCGTATGGCGTAGGTCGGTAAGGGAATAGCCCCCTTGCCCCTGTGTGACCGGTAGGAGGTCGCTTATGAGGGACGCCAGCGCCGCCTTCGCATTGCCTTCCAGTAGGAGAGAGGAAGCCTTGTCCGAGGCGGCGCGCATTGAGTCTTCTATGAAGCGGTTCTTTAGCTGACCAACTTCAAAATCGAAAGTCTCCTGAGCCGGAGGTAGGAACACTGATACCTTGTCCAGAATAGTATCGGGGTGCGGCATCTTTCCAGTGCTGGCGAAGTGAGACCGCACGAAGTCGAACACCTTCTGGTCTTCGTCATAGGTGAGGTAGGGCTGAACCCGCATGAGTTCAGCCCCGGCATGTTTAGTTGGCAGATCGAGTATGCCCCGCAGGACGCGAAGGCCCGCCGTACTGGCGTTCATAGAGGCCATGTGATTTCCTTTCCCCTACTTTGGGGATTGCGCACCGTGTTTGACGGCGAAGTGTTTCGTGTAAAGGGGCGCTTCCGCCCCAAAGATATCACTGATCGCTGTCTTGTCGGGAAGCCCGAGCACCGTCTGCCTGCCCCGTGAGATACGGCCCATCAGCCACGAGGATAGCGCCCGGCGCGTGGCCGGGGGAGCATCCCTGTATGCGAAGTCTGGGACGGCCACGAGGTCTGCATTAGGCTGACGCCGGTTGTCGAACAATTCGGACACGAGTTCTTCACGGACGATAAGCCGCGCCGTGATGAAGTTACGCAGGAGCGCGCCGCATACCGTTCGGCATCGGAGGGCTACCGCAGGGTCGTGCTGTCCAACGTAGATGATCCCGAGTTTTCCCGTCTCTTCCGTGCGACGAAAGCCCTTGAGATAATCCAGTTCAGTATCGGTCATGTGATAGGTGGCCCCGGTTACGTCGCCCGGAGTGATCCCGGCATCGTGCGCGATACGATCTATTTCTTTGATCAATGTGTCGTGGATACCCTGCCGCAGCTTGCCGGGGGCAAAGGCGTTATAGGCCCCCGGGGGAGCAAGGCTGTGTGCTTCTGTGTTCATGGTGCCTCACTTGGCGTCCTTGCCTTTTTTGAAGAGGTGCATCATGCCACCCTTCTTTGGCGGGGTTACCACGTCAGGCCCATTCTGGGAACCCGTTTTTAATTCGTCAACTGCTGGGGGTGACTGAATTATCGCATCTGGTATCAGCGGAGCCATACCGGGGATGGTATAGTCTTCGTCGTCTTGAACGGTGGCGAGTTTCTGGAATAGGGGGTCGGTGCGATTGATTGCCCAAGGATGCGGCGCGGCCTTACCCAGAGCCTTCGGGCGATGTTCCTGCCATGCGCTTATGCGGCGTTCCAGTTCGACTTCAAAGGCCCCTACGTTAGGGCTGTCGAAGAGAGATAGCGTTTTGCTGATATGTTTCAGGTGCTTTCCATCATTCGGGTCGAACCCAAGATACCCATATTCCCCGAGGATGCGGACCCAAGCGTGAGCGACGATCTTGGGTTTAGGCTGTTGATCCCGGACGTGCGCGCGCGCGGTGTCTTTCTTTTCTTTGATCCTGTCAGCCGCCCCGGCCAGATTTCCGCGCAACCTTCCTGAATTTTCAGGGATACTTGTATCCACCGTGATCCCGGCAGTCCCGGAGGGTGCTGCCGTGTTTGAGGTTTTAAGTTTTTCAGAAGGTTTAAGACAGGACGTTGCGTCCGCGCAACGTGTGACGTTCGTTTGACGTTCGTTTGACGTTGCGCGGGTCTTGATAAGCGGGCGGATATAAAGCCGGGGGGAGCGGTTCCATCGGTCGCGTATAATCTGAATTATACCCTGAGCCTCTAGCCAATTTAATGCCCGACTTACAGATGAACGGGCCTTTAGACCCACCATACTGGCCATCTTATCTAGCTGAATGGCGAGGTAAGGCTTCCCATCCCGGAGTATCGTTGAGGTCTTGTGAAGGTTTAGAATTAACCTGAGTAGGTTCGCCTGAGTAGGCGTATGGGTCAGAACGCGCGTGTCTATCATGGGGTAACTCCAATAAAAAAGCACGCCCGGTTCAAGGGGCGTGCTAACTGCGGTGGTAAAACCGCCCCGGCTAGTCGGTGGTTTCAGGTTCCGCCGGTGTGAGGGCGGGGGCCTGTCCGAGTAGATGAACCTTAGACCCTTCCGTACCTGTAGCGGGTTTGTCAACCGGCTTTTCAGAGTTATCCACAGGTATTTTCTCTGGGTCAGGTTCGTAATCCCCACTCACGTCCAGTTTCTTTACTGAGGCCCCGGTGCCTGCCGGTTCCGGTTCCGGGACCACCTTGAAGGGCACCTCTGGGCCGTGTTCCGCCGCCGCTGCCATATAGATATTCATATCGAAGAGGCTCAGGAGGGCGGGCACCTTTGAGAAGTTTTTGGCTGGGGATATCGGAGCAATGACTGAGGTAACCAGCTTCGCAAAGTCTGTAACAAAGTCGTCCCTCAGGTGATTGATATAGAGCACCGCCTTCTCTTGCTCTTCCGAAATGGGCAGGAGTATGCCCGAGACCTCGCTGACCAGCTTCTTGGCAACGATATCTGGGAAGCCGGAGCCAACCTTTTCCACGGTGAAGCCAGTATTCAGCATCAGGGTGCCGCGCAGAGTATTCTTCGACCGCTCAATACCCGACACCAGAACAGACTTGGGGACCATCATGGGGTCAAAGTAATCTGTTTGAAGGGATTTGAACCGGCACCGCAGCGCGAGGATTACGGTAGTGGATTGGATAGTCAGCGTCGGCGTAATCGACAGTTCGAATTCGTCAGTATTGGCGAGGACGGCGTATACATTATTGCCGCCAGACTGCACAAGCATTTGGGATTTCCTTTCGGTTGTGGTCCCGAAGGTATATAATCTTTAGGACCGTTTGTCAACCCCAAAACTAAAAAGGACGGGCGCTAGCTCACCACAACCTGCGCCCGTCCAGTTTCACCACCAAGCGACTGCCTTGGAGAAACAGCGCTAGGTGTGAGTATATATAGGCGTTTACCTTGTTCGTCAAGCCGCCGCCGCCAAGAGGGCCGTGTTCAGATCATCCCAAGTTTCCAGAGCGCCGCGCTTGGCCGCGTATTCCAGCCAAGCAGATTTCTCATCAGTCCATGCGTCAAAGGCTTTCGGGAATTCGGCATACCGCTCAGGGTTTAACCAAGGGCTGAATTCGGAGTAGTGAATACCCCCGGGGGCCTCCTGTGCCGGGTCCAGCGAGGGGATATAGTGCCAGCGCGGGTCCACTTCCCAGAAGCGATTTTTATCCAATCCAAGGAAGCCGTGAAGGGCGCGGCCCGTCCGGTTGTTAACCGCTTGAACGTCGAAGAGCGCGGCCCACTCCTGAGTAGGCATGAAGGTAAAGAGGGCTGACCACAGTTTCCGGTGATACGCCTCTTGAACCATACCATCCATCTTGGTCGAGCCTTCTTCGATTTCACGGTGACGGGACACGACCCCAATCTTGTCAGGGTTCTTCTCTTGCTGTGCCATGAGTTCGCCCGGGTCATTGAGGAACAACCAGTCACAGTCGATAAACATACAGGGGCCGGTGCACCTAAGATCACGAGCCAGCGTGAACGCGAGGAAGCGGGAATGAGAGAAGGCCGTAGAGAAGGGCTTATGATCCAGTGTGTCATAGGTCTGCCCTGTGGCAGTCGTGAGCCATTCCCTGTCAAACTTCTTGAGCGCCCGGAGCATCTGATGTTCGATCAGGAATATCTGCGATCTGCGGTTCGCCCGGCGCAGGATTGAGTACCCCGCTATGCAGGCGGCTTCGTGTTCGCGCGCATCATAACCTAGAAAATAGGTGTCCCGTCTGGTCATTTCCTGATCCCTCTCAAAGTGTGTAGCTGCGCCCGGCTGATAGGGCTGACCCCCGTTGGGGGTGGGGTCCGCGTGGATACCATATCAAAGCCGTCCGCTGTCTGTCGAACCCGCGCGGGCTTCCACCCTTCCGAAAGGTAATTATCGCGCCACCATTCATAGGGGCGTTCCGTGATATGTGCGTTCCGCCCGTCGCTCAAGGTCTTGGAGGAAGCCCGGGTATTCACAACGCAGAACATGGCGATGTTGGTATAGCCCCATATCTCTGCCATAACTGCGGGGACGAACGCCTCTTCGATATGTTCCATAACGTCTAGGCATACCACCAGATCGAAGCGGCCTGAGGGCTTCTTGGGGAACGTCACCGGATCATACGCGGCGTATTCAATACCCAGCCGTTTGAGGTAGGGTCCAAGCGTCCCCTTGCCAGCGCCGTAGTCCAGCACTGACCGGCAGTTGAGGACGTCACAGATTTCCGCGACGTGGCCGAGCCAGTAATGCCCGGAGGAACCATAGGCCCCCTCGTGAAGCGCTTCTTGTGTGCGCAGGTACTTCGCCGTGATCGTCTTCATAGGTATACCTCATGGACCATAATGTGATCGCCTGACATGGTTTTGACTACCTTGAAGCCCCATTTGGTCAGGACCTCTACTGCCCCAAGTGGGGACATCCCATAGTAGTCTGATCCCTTTTTCTGCTCCACTATCAGGAGGGGGCGGTGCTCACGGATGGTAGCCTCTGCCCCCCTTACCACCAATTCCTCAAAACCTTCGCAGTCGATCTTGATCACACCGGGCGCGGGGGAGTTGGGCATGACGCTCATTTTTAGGTCCAGAGTGGTCATGGCCACCTGAATGATAGGCAGGCCCTTATTTTTCTGTCTGGTAGCGTGAGTGTTGCCCGTGTTTTCCTTGTTAAAAGACAATTCCAAACAGCCCGGCTGGTGGCCTAGGGCCTCAGATAGCAGGAGATATCTGCCCCGGCCTTGCATGTTGGCCCGGTAGAGTTCCCGCATTTCCGGGATAGGCTCAAAGGCTATGGTCCCGGCCATCAGGCAGGACCACCACATTGACCAAAGCCCAACATGCGCGCCCACGTCTATGAAGGATCGGGTGCCATAGTCAGGGATATATTTTATCATGGCGTCCTGAGCAAAGGACTGCTTGGCCCATTGATAGGTCAAAACACCATCCTTTTCAAAACGGCCTTTGCTCTTGACCATCCACTCTGTCAGGTGCTGTTCATCCTTTGGTAACCAGACGCCGCCAACTTTCTTCCCGATATCATCGAGTACCATACCACATTCCTCTGCGTTTCTCTTGCGGGACGGCCAGCAGGCTTTCAATTATGCGACCGCTCGTGAAGTCTTTCTTGGTCTTTTCGTACTGAGCCACGCGCCTCATCAGGTCCATAACGTCTTCCGGCGGAGGGGGAGCCGCCATGCCCACGTTTGGGAGTTTAACGGGGGCGTAGGGGGAGAGCGTGCAGTCAAGTGTGCAGTAGGCCGGGATGCCATAGCGGAGGGCCTTTATGCAGGAAGCCGAATTCAGGCTGACCACGATACCAGCGCGTGCGATCTGCTCAAAGAAGTCTTCCGTCTGCGGCCCGCGCTTCTGGGGTTTTTCGCGTGTCTCTACCCGGTAGCCCTTCATCGTCAGCAGGCGCGTCGTAGCCCGTTCCCAAACGTCTCGTGAATAGCCCAGTGACAGGTTGTCAAAATAGGCCCGGGATTGGAGGATAAGCAGCGCCAGATCGTTCTGGGGTTTCCGGTCTATTTCAGGCAGGTCCGGGAAGTAGAGTTTCCCCCTGACAGGTTCCATATCCCGAAGGAAGGACTGAACGCCGTTCCATGTATAGCGCAGGGTTGGGAGTTCTCTGGTCGATAGCCACCCGTTGTCCAGATAGACCGCGCGCCGTTCCGCTTTATAGAATTGGAAGGCCGCATAGGTTGACGGAATTACCCCATAGAATACCCCCACGCGGTCTTTGACGGGCTGATTGCTATCGGTAACAATGCAGTCATACCCTAGGGCGGTGCATCCCTCTTTGAAGAACTGCGCTATGGCTTCGGCTTTCGGCTTATGAGTATGAAAGACGAACCGTTCTATGGATATCCTATTGGTCATTCTAGCCTGTCTCTAAGCAAATGCCGAAAGGCTGTCCCTGCCTCAATCTCTGAGAGGGACCATTGCGCCCATGCGAGTTTCTTGAAGGCTGTCAGCCTATCCGGCTCAAGAGGGGCAGGCAAGGTGCTTAAATCAGACATGGCCGCTTCGTTCACATGATAGGGTGCGCACCGGAAGGTCGGGATGCCTTTCAGGAGTGCAATGTTCGCCACATTCGAAGCCCATGTTACCACGGCCCGTGCGCCAGCCAGATCAGTCTCCAACGGCGTGAGTGACTCGTGCCGCCCGGGATGAACCCTTAGCCGAATTTCTGGTTGATACCCCGTCTTGGAAAACACCCGGAGGATTTTAGGTCTGACTGACTCATAGAATAGCTTCGGACATCGCATGAGGTCTGAGCCAATACCGCGCTGATCCGTAACCAGTATGTAACCACCGGGCCGGGTTACCCAAGGTTCAATAATCTGACCCAGCTTGGCCCACCGGTCTTCTGTCCCCACGATCCAAGACCCAGACCCATTATGTCCGTCCCGGGCAATGGCATAGGTTTGAGGGGGGCCGTACCGGGGGGTGATATAGCCATTCTCTGCAACGATCAGGGCCGCACCTACCTTGTGCGCCTCTGCCGCCGCCGGTTGATACCGTGGGTTGAGGTTCCAAGTGACTACCACATCTTGTGGGCGCACTTCATTGCCCGCCGGGAAAGCCATTTTTACACGGAACCCCAACCGTTCGAACCCGTCCGCAAAGGCGTCAGCCCGGTAGGGCGGTTGATGTCTGAGTGTGAGCCAAGCTATGGGGTGCGTTCGTGTCATACGGAGGTCTTCAAATCCTTTAGGGCCATATCGAAAGGGGTAGAGGGTATGTCCGCCGCCGTGGGGGTTATGGCTGAAACAGAAATGCCACGATCATGCAGTGCGCGCACGAGTTCTTCAAGCTGCGGTTTGAACCGTCGCGTATAGTTGGACTCGGAGGACGGAACAAGGTGGCCTTCATGCCAGTGCGTTCGGCCCCCCGGGAAACCCATATCAAACCCAGCCAGATAGATCGTCGGTGATCCTAGGTGCACCGCAAGCTGAATAGCTGCGTGTCCCGTATTCTTTCCGGTCAGGAAGTTTCGGTCGGTAGTCAGCGCTTCTGCTATCCCCTTTTCGAAAGCGTAATGGGTACGCGGCTTGGGTATCGTCTGTCCGGGTCGCAGCGCGGTGATGGGCAGGTGCCCTAGTTCTGCTACATTGGTTCCGTGCCATTCCCACCAGCGCCGGTCAAGTGCGAGGACCGGGGCGGGTCGGGGCCATAGGGTATAGGCGTTGTTTGTCAGGATGGCTCTGGGGGCCGCATGGAGGGCTTGGGTATGTCCGGGTAGTAGCCCCGGCCCCCCACCTAGTATGACCACAGGGAGGCCGCGTAGAGGCTCTGAGCGCGTAGTATGGAAGGCCCCCCGGGGTTCCCACTCTATTTTATCGAACCATTCAGCCCCCACGCCTAGAAAGCCTGTGACATGATCTTGCGTTGGCGTTCGTAGTGGGCCTGAACCGCCGCCTTCCGTTCGGCGCAGTCAGCGAGGGACGCGGCGTAGGCCACGACTGCCCGGCGCAGGCCCACCGACTGAACCCCTTCCGGATTGCCGGGCCATGTGCAGACAGCTTCTAATTCAGGGCTGGGGCGTTTGAGGTCGAAGTCTTTCGAGGGTGTCGTTAAGGGTTCGCATCCCATCAGCAGAAATGCACTCAAAGTTAGAATTGAAGTCGAGGGTCTTTTCAAACTCTGCGACAACCTCTTCCCGTTCGCGGCTGAGTTCCCGGATAGCCGCTTCGTCCTTGCGGCTTTGTTCGTCGGCCACCCGAAGGTCAGCCCGGAGTTTCGCGGTGATTTCATCTTGTCGATCCTTCCATACCTGACGTTCGCTTTGAACCCCTAGGCGGTTTGCGTACCAAAGCGCGGTGGCGATAGCTGCGGCAATGGCGATCCAATGGCCGTATCTGAGCAGAAAAGGTATCATCCAAATTCCCCCTGTTGCGGATCAAACCGGTATTCAACGAGGCGGTCCTTCTTGGATTTCTTCATCCAGAGATAGGCGAAACCACCGACCCCGGCCAGCACCACAATAGCGGCGATCAGGCTTATGCGTACCGCGTCCGAGGGGGCGTCCCCTAGAACGGTGGTCACCGCGCCCGTACCTGTCGTAAGCGCAGCCGAGGCAACGGCCACCTTTTCGGACAGGTTTTCGGATACGGTCTGCGTGAGTTCCGGCTTGGGGGAGTAGGCCGAAGTCTGGCGGAGTTGCTGCCACGTCATAGCCCCGACCATACCGTCCGCCGTGAGGCTTTCGGCCTTCTGAAATTCAAGGACAGACTCATATGTTTCGGCCCCGAAGTAGCCATCGACCCCGACAGGGTACCCACGAGTAGCCAGCGCCTTTTGAAGTTCCGTGACGGTCGCGCCTTTCGATCCGAGGCGCAGCACCTTGGGCGATCCGGAGCCGGTGATGCTGGCGTAGGCTGAGGCGAGTTTCTTGCCATAGACGGCTGGCTGTCCGGAGCCATTGTATTTCCGGGCGAAGCCGGTCCAGTTCTGCGCGCGCAGGTCCCCATCCGCTTTGATGAATTTCACGAAGTTGATGAAGGCCCGAAGCTGGGCTTCGATGGAACCAGCGAAGGCTTTGACCATATCCCGGGCGGATTTGAAGCCCGAGCGTTCGGCGTTGAAACCCATGATCTGAAATGCGCCCCACGAGGACGCGCGGCAAGCGCCTTCCGGGTCCACGGCGTAAGCACGGTCGAACATCTTGCGGCGCGAGGAAGTCTTGATCTTGAGGCTATCCCGCCAGTTCCCCCGGAAGCCTAGTTCCTGCTTAATGCGGGGTGTGCCGTGGTGCGGTTCGAACCGGCGGACCATACTGCCGTCGCCGTTGTACCATTTGCCCCCGGCTTCTACCCGGATCACCGCCTGCATGACGGCGGGCGATACCCCTATGGAGTCCGCCGCGTTCTTGATCATCGAAGGGGTAGGGGTCCGGTCGATCCCCGCGTAAACGTAAGGGCCAGCCATGAGGCATACTCCAATGTGTTTTCGGAGACACTACACGAGGCTGGCCCGTTCGTCACTGTTCTTTTAAGTGAGGTAGAGGAATATACCAATCTGGCTGATCGCGCCATCGTTATAGGTCCCATCATCCCGCCAGAATTCCAAGTCCAGAATAAAGTCGATAGTGTCCGAGGGAACCACTGCGTCTAGCGTAATGGGTATGACTTCATTCGTTATGGCCACGCGGCCAGTTTCAAGGAAAGTATTGGTCCCGGGCCGATTAAATTCAATGCCGATGCCCGCATCGTCGTCGTCATTTGCATTGAACAGGGACGCGGTAATCTGGATACGGGCCGCGCCCGTGGCAACCTTATCAGCCCATCCGGAAGGAATAGGTAGCGTCCTGAATATCCGGCTGTTAGCGTTAGTCGGGCCACCAGCGTAGTGTGGTCGATCCCCGCCGCGCTGCCAGTCCCCATCCGAGGTAAGGATTACAACGACCCCCGTATCCCCCGACCAACCAGTAAGGCTGGCTTCCTCTTCGGAGAAGAGCATGACTGCCTCAGTAGCCTCACCATTACCTTGTTTCAGAGTGCAGGCAATATCTTTCACGTTACCGTTCAGTTGCGTCCCCGCTTTACGGAAGCCTTGCCAGCCAATGCGGCATACGCGCGTACCCGGAGGGACCCTGATATCATTCTGGCTGGTAGCCGTTTCGACAGTCGGTAGTTGATCCTCAGTAAAGCCCCGGCCAAGGAAGTCTGATCCGGTCGATCCGTCGAGGAATTCCACTATGGCAAAGCAGCCATCATCCCCCCCCAAAGATTTTATCACATGAGACAGATCGACCAGTGCGTTGCCAGCGTCGATGAAGGGGATGAAGCCATCCGGGACCGCGAATTCCTGATAGTGGATAACCCGGTCATTCGTCAAAGAGGGGACCCAGAAAGTTGGTTCGGAACCCCAAGCGGTAAGAACGCTTCCCCCAAAGCGCGACCAATCGCTGGCCGTACCGGTCGCATCCGTAGAGAGGATGGGGAAGTCATAAGGGTCTATGGGTAGTATGGTGACCGTGGCGTCGGTAACGGCTAGGGCCTTCTGCTCTAAGGCAGTCCACGAGAGAAGGCCGAAGTCAATAACGTCTACCCATGTGGTACCGTCGCTAGACTTTTGAAGTTTCAAATCCTTCGGGGATTGAAGCGGGTCATTCAGGCCGGTTACCAGCACTTCTGAAATAGTGGCGGGCGTAACAAAATCATAGGTGATCCAAGCGTTGAGTTGATCCCCGCTAGCAGTAGTCCAGACATTATCAGCCCCCGCCGATACCACATCATCGAAAGCGTTTTGAGCCGCGAAAGAAGCTGAAAGTTCACTACTGGATGTAGCAGCCCCGGCTAAGGCGTCCGCCGGGTCCGTAAGGTCGGTGCCACCTACGGCAGTTCTGAATTCGATTTCAGTCAAGCCCACAAAAGTTTGCGTCGGGTCAATGCTGTCGGTCATAAACAGACGCCAGTACCGCGCGGCGGGGGAGGGCGTAGCAATCGCCCCAGCCTTAAACCCGACTTTTAGGCGGTCGATATCACCGGGCGTCCAATCGACCCCTGTATAAGGATTGGTTTCCCACGTTGTCAGAAAGGGCTTTGACCCACGTTCCAGACTGTGAACATCGCCCCCGAAGACTTCTCCACCAATTTCAACCGATTGAGTTAGGGTCTGAGGTCCATCTACTGTGCCTACCCCAGCCGAGGTCGAAAGGACCAGCCCAACCACGTTCTCGGTGGAAGAGTAGGTCCGGAGGATGCCCGTTGTCTGGGTGTCTTCGGTTATGGTCCGGATATCCTCTTTGAAACTTTCAAGACCTAGGGCACTTGGACTTCCTTCGTAATCAGAAACTAGGTCACCTGTCCCGAGGTTGACACGTCTCAATCGCGCGCCAAGCGTTTCCTCTTCGGATATAATCAGTTCAGAAAAATACACGTCCCCAAATAGGTTGAAGCCCGTTTGTTTCACTGTCGATAGAAAGTCGATGCTGCGGGCTACACCCTTTCCACCGGAGGTATTGGCTACCGTAGTATTACTGACAAGGTTTTCATTTTCATAGTAGCCCACGATAATATTGGACGCTGTGACTTCTACTCGAATATCTATTCGAAAAGGGGTTGGCTGTAGAGTTTGAGTTCCGGGGCTTCCAACTTCAGTCGTATCGCCAGCGGTCGACACTTCCAGATCATCATTAGAAGCCTTAATACGAAGAACACATAGCGTATTGATTCCTGCATCCCGAATTACTAAAAGGTCCCCACCGTAGTTTGGGCTACAAGTGCGGTTGCACCCTATGTTCATATGATACCAAACCACGTTCCCGACCGGAGCCTTATGAAGCCGTCCGGCCAAGGTTACCCGCCCACCGTAAATACACCCGATAGCGTAAGGAACCCGAGTTTCGTCAAAGAACAAAGTGTTCGAAGCTAAGGGAGTGTAACCCCTAAAGTCGTCTACGCGGTTGCTGGCGAAAAGAACCTTCATAGGAATGACCCATCCTGAGTAATAACGTAAGCGGTATGGCTTTCCACCCTTTGAGCCGGGGCGTATATGCGCCCGAGGGGAAGCGCCCGGGCAGGAGGCGTGTAGTTGAAGTCCGCCTCTTTACTGATCAAAGTTCCGCCTTCTGTCTGATCCCGACCTTGGCCGGTAACATAATAGGCCCCGCCCTCATAACCATACTGAAACAATCGGCTGGGCCGCGCACTATCAGGGTCCCGGTGCCATGTTCCGTTTTTACCGACATAGAATTCGCGGGCTTCCATATCCACGAAGAACATCAAGATATCGCCCGTCCCAAAGGTGCCTACCCCCGTAACAAGTTGTTGTGAGTCATCCCCCCAAATATCCCCTGTTCCACGGTAAGCTAAAGAACCCAGATCAATCGGGTTGTTACCAGAGGTCGGACCAACAGACACACTGTCCCGTAAGTTATCGGTCATAACCCCCATATACCCATTATAATCAGCAGTCGCAGTGGTCAGACATTCGATTTCAAAATAGCGACCGGTGTCCTTTGGTATCTCTTGTTCCGAAGGCACAAAGCGGCGGTAGTCCGTTCCACCCGAAGTATTTTCAAGGGTTTTATTAGCGTTCGTCAATGTATGCCCAGCCGAGGTATAATCCGGGTCAAAGTTGAAGTCTTCTTCATAGTCTTCAATGAAGAGTTCCGGGGGTGCTTCTACTATAGACGTGGCGGAAGCAATGACGCCTATCAGGCTTGGGGTTATCATGTCGTTATATCCCCTATCAGATAGAAGGTATCATCGGTGTTTAGATCGGGTATGAGGGTTACCGCCGAATACCGAGCAGACAGCGTAAGGTCACCATTAGCTGACAGGATAGCTACACCGCTTTCCGCAGCGAAAGAAACCGCACCGGCCCCAATACGGATTACTGTCACAGGTTCAATACCTGTCAGCCCAGAAGGGACCGTGAAGACTACAGCCCCGCCGGAGGATGCTTTAAGAATGACGCCCCCAATCAGATCGGAGTTGTCTATATCACGCGAGGCCGCTTCAACCGATTGTGTGGTTGAGGTCCCACCGGTACCGCTCAGGTCGATAGCGACACTGCCATCGCTATTCTCAAAAACAGTTCCGCCCAAGAAATTAAATCCGGTGGTTTCAGCCAGAAGAAGCGAGCCATCGACAGATACAGAAACCGCGCCGCCACCCCCACCGCTGGCGACCGTCTTGGTATCAGTTCCATCCGAGTAGAGACTGCCTATCGTCGAAGTAGCCAGTACAATAGCCGGTTCGGCGGACCCGCTGGTTTTAATCAAACACGACGCGCCGGTCAGGTTGGCTATGATAAAGGTACGGTCAATGCTGGGTGGGATTGTCAGAGTGAATTCGCTAGGCGTCCCGGTCAATTCAAATATCCCCGCGCCCCGGAGTTCCGAGGCCGTCAAGGTACGGTTTCCGGTGATCGTAAGGACACTCACCTTGTTCATGGCGTTATCAAGAGCATCAAGCCCGGCGTTGATCGTCGTTTCCTTATTGTTCTGGGAACCGACAACGTGTGCTATATTGAGTTGGCCTGTTGCCATTGGGTTAGTCCTCTACATAAAGGGCACGCCGGGTGCTGAACCCGCGCCCTACTTGGGCTGATATCTGGTACACCTTAACAAAAAGAGGTTCAGGTAGCGATGAAGAAAAGAAGTCGTCCAGCAGCATGGCATCGGTATAGTCAAAGGTAGGCGTCGTCAGACCGGTAACCGTGCGGACTACCCCGAATTCTTCTTCAGCCGAAGCGTCAAAGAACCCATAGATTTCCAGTTCGTAGAGTTCGGCATCTTCGCTGATAGCAACCGTGGCTACCCCGGATCGAAGCGCGCCTGCCTGTCGGGTCCGCCGGGTCCAGCTAATCCTATGCGCGCCCGCAATAGCCTCCACTCTAACATGAGCCGGTTCGTAGGGCATAAGCGTTTTCAGTTTGATAAGCTGGCTTTTTTCTTGAGAGAAGGTCTGCCCCGCGTTTGCCGCTATAACCCTGTAACCCATCGTCTGTTCATCCCGGGCGAGACTTTCATAGAAGCCGGTAACCCATAGAGGGTCCATCAGGATAAAGGAAACCAAGCCTGATAGGGGGTAACCTACCGCTGCGCTGTTTGTCCCCCTCTTGCCCCTCATTAGGCCCGTCAGACGGTAGGTATTCCCAGTCAGATAGGTCACGTCTCGGAAGCCAATGATTTCAGCTTCCCCATTGGGTTTAAGCAGGACGGCGGTATTGGCATCGTTCCCTATCATGTCCGCCGTTAGCACCGAGGCCATACGGTCTTCCCCGGCAAAGATGGATACTTCAATGGAAACCTCCTGAACCCCGTTCCAGTCTATCCCGGGGGAGTTAGGTACTTGTCCCCGCGTCAGACCCCAAGGAGAACCCACAGAAGCGGCGGACCTGCCGTCAAAGCTGGAACCATCATAGCTGGTGTAGAGCGCCGCGCCCGGGAATAGCCCCCGGTCAGTAGCCCCTACTCCTGCGGAGAAGTAGACCAGACCCCGGGTGCGGTCAGGGAGGTCATAGTCACGCAGAAGGGGCATATCCATCAACCAGCCCGTAACCCTGTCGGCAGTATTGGCCGTGTTCCCACCATGTATAAAATTGGGAGAACCCGAAGCAAGAACGCCCTGAACCCTCTGGGTATAGATGTGGTTTTCGACAAGGTTGCCTTCAATTTCCAATTCTAGGTTGGAACCGATACTCACTCTATTTGCCCGAATAGCTTCCGTGCGGCCTTCCGCTGTAACAGTCAGGATATCATTGGGCAAGATACCCAGATAGCGCGGGGGCAGGCGGAATTTCAACGTCTCACGCTGTATCCAAGACTCAAACAAAATGCGCTCAACGACCCGCGCGCCCTCTTCCACGGTAAGGTAGAGTGGGAGTTCAACCGTCTGTTCCCCCACAGAGTTCATCGTTTCATCTGGAAAAGAGGTCCGCCGAGCACCCTGCACCATTTTGTTATCATCTTGGTTCGGGTCGCGGTGCGCCAGATAGAGCGCCCGGGGTGTTTCGAGTTCTTGCCCCCGGGCCTCTTCAAGCACGTTTTCATAACCGGATCGTAGAAGATCATCTTCCGGGATAGTCACATCCGGAACATTTGTATGGAAGTCAAATACCAGCTTGCCGTTTTTCTCTACCCCATAGAAGTTATAGCCTGACATAAGTGGCTCAAGGATCGTTCGGTAGTCTATACCCCGCGCGATAAGGTAGCCCCGCACCTCTTTAGTTTCGAGGCCGGTAACGTCTATATCATCGGCTAGCAGTCTACCCCGGGTCACGATGTCCAAGACTACCCGGTCAAGCCTTTCTGCGCCACGAGTGGTAGGAGGGGTGGCATAGAAGACACCGTAGCGGGGGTCTACCTGATGCCTGCCTTCCGGGAAGTAATACACGCTGTTATCAACCGTAGCAGGCCACGTGATACCATCCCCCGCAGGGTAGTCTTCGGACCTCGTAGAGAACTGATCAACGGTTTCCCCAGTGTCCATGTCATAGGTCGTTATTGTGCGGGTAGCCCGTTCAAAGTCGGTGATCTGATTGCGGGTGTACGGATAGTGCTGAGTAGACCCCGGAGAAAAGATAGAGACATCCCGTTCCCATAGCTGTGCCGGGGTAGCCGGGTCCCCCACCAAGGCCAGTGTATTATAGCCCCGGGTTCTAAATTCGTCAGCGTCCGAGATAGACCATACCAGTACCCCAGTCCTGATGTTAAACCATAGCTGATGAGTCCCACCCCCGGCTTCCGTCTGTTCTGGGATAGTAATGAACGGTTCAAAGGCATAGCCACTCAGGGGCGCGTTATTACCTTGCGGCAAGATATAGTCCCCCGCTGCGCTCAGACGTATATTGAATATATGGTAAGGTCCCCGCGCTAGGCCGGAATTAACCTGCCCCTCTATGCAAGACACATAGATATCCCGGAATTCACCGCGCTGAGTTCCCGCTGCAATAGAGCCTCGGTAGGCACCCGAGGCTACCAAGCTACCAAGCTGGTTTCGCCCCGTTCCAGAACCCCATATCCATGAAAACCCTGAACTGGTAATTTGGCATATGGCTAGGCCACCCGCCTCATAGGCTCCGGAGATACCACTCCCCAAAAATACAGCAAAGTATTCGAGACCGAATAGGCCAACGACTTCTACGATTTCGAAGTTGGCGGTGCCGTCCACATAGGGGTGTCCCGTGTCCACTCCGGTAGTCGGGTGGGCTTCGGTGTTGGCATACCTGTCAAATATGTTCGCGGCCCTAGATGTCCAATCAATAACGCGCAGCGTATCCTTTTCAATCAGAGCGAACCGCGCAGAGCTGCCTTGCCTGTTTTTGCAGATATAGTAGGGGCAGGCACCCCCGGCCTTTAGACCCTCAGAAAACTGAGCGCTGCCGCCAGTATTACTGAAAAATCCGGCGGGACCCCCCATAGCCACGATATCATCGTTCAGATCAGAGAAGCGGCGCTTATAGAGTAGCTTCCCCGTGTCGTACTCATGGAGCATGTGGTGGTAATCATCAGACGCTATATCTCGGGCGTGACTGATCATCACGCGCCTAACCGGGTCCAAGTCGTTGCTGGAAAAGGTCTGCCCCCGCAAAAGGTCTTCAAACGCATAAGAGGGCTGGCCTAATTCGCCACTTGTAAAGGCCATGACCACGCGAATAGAGGGAATGCGCCGCCCGAAGTTTTGAAGGGGGAGGCGGTTGAACACTATGTACGCGATGCCTCGGAAGGCTGGGCAGTTACCCGTCCCCACGTCCGCTTCGATCAAGGGGTCACGCTCTTGGGTCATGGTCCCTTTGTAGAGCGTGAAGTCCAGACCACTCATAACATCGGCGCGGGGGGTATCATCATCCGTCTTGTCGTAGATCAGCTTTCCGTCTGCGTAGATGCGCAACACGTCCTTGATTTCACGCCGGGAAAATGCGAGGGCGAAAGTGGCGAAGTACTCATAGCTGGTCACCGAGCCTTTAGACATAAGGCCACCCTTGCCTATGTCTTCGACCAGAGTAGCCTCTTCGATATCCTTGCCCCAGATAATGTTGCCCGCGACCAGAACGGTGCCATACCCCAGCGATATCTCTTCGCCATAGGTAGACGTTGTTACCTGCCGGTCGTCCAGTCGTGGCCCCTCTTCCCGTATCTTGGGAGTGAGTACCGCCATAATCAGACCGATAGCGGCTTGAAGCGCAATATTGATAGCAATGCTTACTGGATCAGCCATCTGTCACCCCCGGGTAATCCCATGCGCAAATGAGCCTGCGCGTTTCCTGTCCGTGGTCGATGATATCAAACACCACTTTCCGGGTCCGGGCATAGGCATGTATCATGCTGCGCCGGTCCGGGTCTACCACAACGCCTACATGATAGGGCGACCCCTGATAAGCAAAGATAAGAGCGCTTCCGACTTTGAGTTTATGGACAGGAATAGGGATCATGTATTCGTGAAAGTATTCCAGCAGGGACCCATCAGGCTCACGGCGATAAGGGGGTATTACCGGTTTAGGAGTGAACCTAAGATCACGCCAAATAGCAACCAGAAGGCCCACGCAGTCTACCCCGCGCCCATCGTTCCCCATATGCCGCCACGGCGTCCCTACGTAGCCCTGAGCGCAGGCAACGATATCTGAGCGCGTAACACCCCCTATGGGCGGTTCGCCCTTCCTAGGCCCCGTGTACGGCTTCTTGCTCATCATCGTTTGGCATCCGGGTAATTTGAAAGGTAGCTATCACCCGGCACATGGGGGAAGCCTTTGAAGTTTATGCTATTGTCGAATTTGGTATGGCAGGCAGTGATAGTCTTATTGCACCCCGGGTAGACTGCAACCCGATCACCGGGGTTCACGTCGAACGGCATCCTGAGATAGAGGAAACATTCTGATACAAGGACACTATCTTGATCAACGTATTTCAGTTCTCGGCTATAGCCCGCGTTGTCCCCCGTAAGGAAGGTAATCAAGCCGCCGTCAAAGTGCCGGGGGTCTGCGTCCAGCCGGGTGCTAACAAGATCAATCGCAAAGACGCGACGGTCCGGTGTTGGGAAAAGCTGCACGGTAGCCTCTAACCGCCACGGCTCATAGGCCACCCATCGTTGATCCCCGTCCTCAATTACGTCCCCGATATTGGCATAATCAAAATCATCATCATAGGGATTGGTCCCGGTGGGGGCATTTAGGCTGGCCCGGAACACCAGATCGTTTATCCCCGGAATTGTCATTTCTTGACCGGCCTCATAGTATTGGGCTTCTACGCGAATACCCGGGGTCATAGAGCGCCCGCAGATTGCCGTCGCACGGTCCCCGGGCATGGAACCTAGGTCCGCCACGCACCCGGGCGTGTAGACGCGGGATAGCCGCTCAGAGAGGGCTTCTGACAGTCCCCGGAGTTCGGTATCAAACTGCCCGAGATTGTTCTGCTTGACTTCCCCAAGCCAACCGCGTCGCCGGATAACCGCGCCCCCGTCCGGGTTGTTCCAGTTCACAATCCTGATCCAGACTTCTGCGCCGTCGAACATACCGGCCCGGATATCCTCACGGCTAATTTCAGTGCTGGACAGGATACCCTGAATATCAAGGTTGTCAGGGGAGAGGTCGCCCTTGTCCTCAATGGCGGAACGGTCATAGCCCACTCCGGCTTTGTAAATCTGCCCGTCAAAGGTGATATCCATATCGTGATCGGTATAGAAATACTCTAACCCGTCCACACGAATGATCTGCCACAAAGTAGCGAGGGTCAGTGAGTCGTCTTGCAAGTGAGCCACAAGGGAAGGGGGCAGCGTCAACGGCATGGGGCAATCCTAGAGTTTGAGTTCCACGAGTTGGATAGAGGGTTGAGATATGACTTCTACGGTCGTGACTACCATGTCCAAGCGGTCAGTGTCGAACCGGACAGGTAGATCGAATTGACCAGACCATTCAACGTCTGAGTTATACTCTGGCGCAACGTCAAAGGTGATCTGCCCATTCGTCGTATTCAGAGAGTAATCCCCGGGGTCCACGAGAGCGCCTTCGATATAGACGTTGATCGTCCCTGCCACCGGCTTGAAGATTTTCTTCGTGTAGCCATAGGCCCCGCTGTCTGTGTAGCGGTAGTAAAGCTGAAAGACGGTGCCGATGCCGTCTGCTTCGGCGGGTTCTCCCGTGGTCTCTGACGCAAGACCTGCCGGGGCCTTGGCCGTGCCTTCGGTGCGGTAGTTCGACCAGTCCCGAAACCGGAACCCATAAAGCCGCCCGCGTCGAGCATAGAAAAAGTCCCTGACGATCAGGGCTTGGTCCCGGGTTTGAATACCGTAGCCAATATCCCAATTCCCACGGTCCACTTCCCAGAGAGAATTACGCTGTTCCTTGCCCGATTGAAGAACGCTTACGCTGGTCAGAAAGCCCGGCCCACCAGAGGCGTTGCGCTCTACATCAGTTGGAAGTCTCACTTCATGGAAAGCCATTGGAAGTCCCTTAGTTATTGCGGCGATCAGCGTCAGACAGCACCCGGCTCATGTTCGCTTTGATCTGACCTTGAGAGCGGCGGAAACTGTCCGCATCCGGGGTCGTGATGTTGAAGTTTACATTTATCGGCTCACGGTTGCCAGCGAAGTCAGGTTGCTGCCCATTGGGTACAACCGTCCCCGACTGTTTAGGCACGAACCACTCTGGCCCCTCTTCCCCTACGATGTAAGGTTTGCCTGCTTGCGCGGGTCCGCCCTCTGCAAGGAAGCCCCCAAAGAGGCCGCTCAGGAAGCCGCCACCACCACCACCGCCGCCAAAGAGGCCACCGCCACCCTTGCCGCCGCCGAAGAGTTGCATAACCAATTGGTTGGCGAGGAATTTTGATATCTGCCCAAGGAGGTCTTTGAACAAGCCAACAAAGTCCGCCTTGCCAGTCATTACAAAGTCGGAGATTACACCGGACAGCCCTTGGAAGGCGCTTTGGGTAAAGTCCCGCGCAAACTCCATGTTCGTCTGAACGCTATCTGCAAAGTCTTGGAAACCCTGCTTCGCCCCAGCCGCAAATGTCTGAGCGGATAGCGCCGCTTGTTCGAACGCATCCTTCTGGGCCAGCACAGAGGCCACGATTTCGGGGGATAGGGCCACACCATCCTGTTGCGCCGCTTGTAGGAGTTCCTGCTGGATGCGGTAGTTTTCAATCTCCTTGGCCGTCATACCCGCCGTCTCAGCCATTTCACGGTATTTCCCCGTGATGCTGGATATGGCCTTGCCCAAGGCGCTATCGCCGCCAGAGGCCCCGTCTTCGGACGCGGTTTGTGTACCGCCCGAGGAACCCCCGCTAGCCCCCCCGCTGGCACCGCTGCTACCACTACTTCCACCCGAAAGGAGAGCATCGGTTGTAACCTTGAGGGCTTTGGCGTTCAGTTCCGCAGCTTCGGCGGCAATTCCAACGGCTTCCAATTCCTTTGCCAGATTGTTTTTGGCGAGGTCCTGTAAGCCCTGAGGTCCTGTGAGGCTCTTCTGAAAGTCGGGGGAGGATCGTACCTCAGCCTCCCTGCGGGCAATGGCCACATCCCCCTTGGTCCCCCCACTCTGCGCCGCGCTTATTGCAGCTTTAGCCCCGGCCAGTTGGCTATTCGCCGCCGCCACCCCCGCGCCCAGATTGGACACAAAAGCTATCGCAGCGTTTGCCGCCGCTGCCATGTTGTTGGCTAGGCTGGCCGCATTGTTCGCCGCGCCCGCGATAGCCCCCGAGGCGCTGGAAGAGTTCGCTGCCACTGAGGCCGCTTCGTTTGCAGCAGCCAGCAGTTGACCAACGACCTTGAGCGTCTCATCGTTGAGTTTGTCCATACCCCCGTTGGCTTCGATAATTTCCCGCGCAAGTTCGCCCGCCGCAACCGCCTGTTCAGCCATCGACCCATTCTGCTGTATGGCAAGAAGGCGGTCGTTGTATTCGAGCAGTTCAAGGTTTGAAAGATTAAGGGTATCGAGCAGGGTCGATATCTCTGCAATCCTATTGGCGAAGCTGAGTTGAGCCTGAACCGCCGCAAATTCGTTGGACAGGGTGATGTTGTCTCGGATGCCTTCGGCCAAGTCCCCGTAGGTTTCCCGGAGCGTGGCAAGAGAGGGCACTCCCTGCTGACTGATACCTTCGAAGACTTCCCGCTGGGCCTGAACCTGTTCCCGCGTGGTCGTCAGGCCTATCTTATCCTGTTCCGTAAGTGCGGCCTGAGCCACCGCCGCCCGCTCGAAAGCTGCGGCATTAGCCCCAAGCTGACCTTCCAGCGTAGCTAGGCTTGCCTCAAGACTTGCGACGGCCTTCGCGCTTCCGATGTTGATACCCATAACCTGTTGAGCCTCAAGCACGGCGCGGGTCGTTTCGATCAGATTGATGATATCGTTCTTGTTTGTTTCCAGCGTGGCCTTAAAGGCGTCCAGATTAGCTTGTGTCTTCTGCTCATTGAAGAGGTTCAGCGCAATATCGCTTTCCTTCGATGAGTTCACATAGTCCGATAGCGCGTCCTGAGCGGCACCCAAGGACCCCTTTACGTCCTTCATAATCGTCAACAGGCTGGCGATAGCCGCTACCGCTGCGACAACCGGGATGGCCCGGAGAGCAAGGCTAAACGCTTTTACCGCCACCCCGGCCCCGGCATAGGAGGCCGTGAGTGTGAGTATCCCAGCCCGAGACGCAGCCATGATCCCCTGACCTGAGGCCAACGTGCTATAGAATACCAAGAAAGCCGTGCGGGCTACGGCCATAGCCGCTGCGACTGAGGCACCGAACCCAGTAAATAGCGCCGCCGCGCCGGTAAACTGACCAATGACCCCCAGAAGGTTGACCATAATTCGGAAGAGAAGGGGGATCGTCTTGATTGCAAGGACGCTGATAATAATGATTATCATGTCGATATTGTCTTCAAGGAATTCCAGAGCACTGGCGAATTTTTCGACTGCCGGGACCAGCACGGTCAGGAGGACAGCGCCAAACCTTTCCAGCACGGCCAACAGACGGGACACCGCTACCCCGAGCCGGGCATCCAGATTGTCTGCGACCTTCTGATAGGCTTCGTCGGTGGCCCCGGCCTTTTCTGCGAGGTCTTTCAGAACGTCGGCAAACTTGCTACCGGCCCCGCCCGCGAACGAGAAAGCTACGGTGGCCGCTTCGACAGAACCAAAGAGGGCTGTAATAGCATCGGCGCTGCCACCTGTCTTGTCCACTACATCGGCTAGGAACCCAGACAAACCTTTTGCTTGGATTGCTGCCGCGTTAAATTCCAGTCCGAGGGCCTTGGCGGTCTTGGCCGCGCGTGATCCTTCATCCGAACCGGCCTTGATCACTTCCGAGAGGACAGCCCTGATACCACGGGCTGCGGTGGCAGTCGTAAGACCTTGTGTCGTCAGTGCGGAGACAGCGCCTACAAGTTCATCGAACCCTACACCCGCCGCCTTGGCAATGGGGATAACCGATCCAAGCTGGGCCGACAGTTCCCCAACGGTCGTCTTACCGGCCTTCATACCCACGAAGAGCGCGTCTGAGGCCTCTTGAACAGTAATCACGTCCTTCCCATAGGCATTGACCACGGTGGTCAGGATATCGACCCCTGTGGAGACTTCGGTGACACCACCGATAGCCAGCTTGTTGGCCTGTTCAACAATCTCAGTAGCCGCCCCAACATCAGAAGCGCCCGCAGAGATAGCCTGATAGAACGCCGTTAGCTGGTCTGCGCGTGATCCTCCAAAGACCTTGACCAGATCGTTAGATGCAGAGGTCAGGGCTTTGATCTGGGTGGGCGTCCCTTTCAGAAGGGTCCCAACTTCCGCCAGCGAAGCCTTGAATTCCCGGGCGCTGGTAATGCCTTTCTGGAACAACATGCCAAGGGCTAGGCCCCCTATAAGGCCAGCGATGCCCTTCATCGTAACCTTGAGGGCCTTAGCTGCTAGGGTGGTCTTGTTGAAAGAGGCGGGCAGGCGTTTAGCCATACCCCCCAGCTTATTGGTTTCAGCCTTGGCTTTCTTCGCTTCGGCGGCAAGCTGTTTCGTGTTCTTCCCGGCCTTACCCATATCGTCGCGAAATTGCTTCGTGGCGCGGGCAGCTTCGTTTTTCGCTTTCAGGATAAACGTAATGTCTTGAGACATAATTTCTACCGCCTTTTGCCCCGGCCTGTATTCGAGCCGGAAGTTGATCTGCTGCGTTCTGCCTTTCTTTGCTCAACTTCCTGTAAGCGTGCGCGGCCTTCTTGAATTCCGTGTTCGACTGAGGACATAAGAACCGGGAAACCAACGGCTTGATCTAGCAAGCCACCAGTTTCAGGCAAGATGCCATGCGACCAGTGCAAATGCAATGAAAAGCCAAGACCCTCTATCTCAGGGTTGTCCCTAAAATACCTGAGAGGGCAGGTAAATAGGGGCGGGTCCCCGGGGAAGGGATGGGGTTGCATTACAGGCTTGTTGCATCCCCACTGGCTTCGGTCGTCTCGGGTACAGGTTGAGCAGTTTCGGTCGGGGTAGATGATGCGACCAAAGACTGCTCTTGAGAGTTTTTTCCCTCACCTGCCGGAACTGTCGCGTCAGACATCACCTGATCCGCGATTTCGTCAATCACGTCGATGGGTATCAGGTCCAGCAGATCGTTCGGAACCACGTTCTGTTTGCGCCCGCCGCCTACGTCCATCATGCGGAATTTGAAACATACATCATTGCCGTCCGGGCCGATGAAGTTTGACCACCCCTTGAGGCCCCTGCGCACCGCTTCGAAGTTCATCTTGGAGCGTTCGATCCGGGTGTCGATATTTGTTTCATCCGAGGCTTCGCCGTCAGCATCACCTGTATCAAGCGTTTCCTTGTTGAAGCTGAATGAAGTGGAACTGTCCCGGATAGCGCCTTTATCACGCGAGGACAAAATGCCGATCTGCCAGATGGTAGGGTCGCCATCGGTATCATGCTTTGAAGTAAAAGGTCGGGTTTTCCCGATGTCGAGGGCTTTGATAGCCATAGTCATGTCTCCTGTATTCGGACGGCGTAGTTGTGCCACCGTCAGGAGAGTTGGTCAAGTGATCTTACGATCACGAATAGTAGCTGCCCCGCTCATGGTATTCGTTGACCATATGCAGGAAGGCGGCGCGTATAATCCGTCTGCTTCTGAAAACAGCGATAGAGGATACCACCGCCACGAACATAACTAGCGCGTCCAGCGCGGCCATGGCTATCGTCGTATGCTCTATGGGGAGTAGGACCACCAGCCCAAGGTGATGCAGCCCGCCTGCGATAAAACATACCTGAAATAGCTTTGCTAGCGGAGTAAACCCGGTGGCCTTCACTACGCCGCGATACCACCGGTATATTTCATAAGACAGATGAAAGCACACGAGGGTTATAATTCCGTTGGACAGGAGCCATACAAGGCCCAGTCCGTTTATACCTAGGCTTAGGTCCAAGGGGGTCATTCAATTACCTCAAAGAAGTCTGATGGTTCCACCTGCACATTGGTTTCCCCGGGGCAGTAGGACCGGTCGGGGACCATCGTGGGGACATAGGAATAAAACCCGGGCCGCATACCCCTAGGAAGACCAACCCGAACGCTCACTATCTGAAACCCGAAGGAAGGTGGCGTTTGGCTGGCCCGCGTAGTGTAACCATATTCCGTGGCTAAGCTGTTGCTTGCTGAGTCCCAGAACTGGACGTTAACGTCCGTGGGGCAGTCAGAATTTCGGCGGACCATATACAGAGCCGTCATAAAGTCCCCGGGCCGGAACACACCGTCCCCGACTACCTTTCCATTGCCCCGTATCTCAAGGAAGGGCCGGGGTTCTGGTAGCGAAGACTGTAGGAGGTCAAGGCGGGTGTTTATGCCGTCCATGCCAGTCTTTAAATCTTTCAGCTTGGTTTCAAAATAGACATCAGCCTGTGGCTGTATGACATACGTCCATAGCCCAGCCCATAGGACGGCAAAGGCGATCAGGACCCCAGCTACGTTACGAGCCGTCGAGCCTACTATTGACCAAAACTGATATGCGTCGAAGTGGTGGCGTTCTTCGGGCGGCATGATGCTCTTTCTGCGTAGCTAGGGGTGAGGTCTTGCCCCTCACCCCTTATGTCTAGGCGTCCAAGAATTAAGTGAACAAGATTTCAAGTTCGTCATTGCCGTTCAGACGAGCAAGCGAACCGTCGATGTTGAACACTCGGATGCTGTTCCGGTCAGCATACGACATGCCCGTGATTTGCTGGTTGGGCGCATGAAACAAGACGATGTTACCGTTGACCGTCCCATGGCGCACCCACCACTCCACCGAGGTCCCGTTTTCGAGGTAGGACCAGATGGGTTCGACCGCTGCCAGAATGGCTTCCGGGTCATAACTGATCGTAGGTGCACGAGCCGTAAGGAAGGCCCCTTCGGTCGCGCTCTGCGCATTGATGCAGTCTCGGATGCTGATTTCGTTCGCCATGTCCACAGACCACGTAGAGGCGCACAGGTTGCTTTGCTTGGCCCCGTAGCGTTGGGCGACGGCCAGCGCGGCATATTGAACCTGAACGGGGTCGGTGTCCTCATAGGTGCCCGTCAGGGTCGCAGCGTCCACCTGATCCACATAGGTCCCTGTAAAGGTGAAGTCGAAGGTCGGGAACTGGCCCACCTGAGCATTGACCACAACCGTCCCACGCGCGCCGATAAGACGGTGCTGGATAGATTGGCCTGAGTCGTCAGGGTACTGCATGTCGATGGTCACGCTGTCGATATTGTCTGACTTCGGCTTATAGAGGTAGCCGATGGGGCGCAGGTGTATCCAGTACACATCGCCCGTCGCAGGATTGTCCCCTTGGAAGTCGGGTGTAATCGCGGCGATGGTGTTGCCCGCGTTGTCAGTCAGTGTGATTTCCGTGCTATCGGTCAGAATAACCTCATCCGTATCGGTCAGAGAGACCGCGCCCAGACCCCCGGTCGAGACCGTGGCCTCACTTGGGGCTTCGAAGGATGCGACGGCTACCCCGGTGGCACCACCAGTCGTGATCGTGCATTTAACCTTGAGATAAACGCCGCCGGTATAGGGGGTAGTGGTTCCGATAAAGTTCATCCGCCCGGTGTTCGCCACGGCAGGGACCGTGCGATAGACGTTTTCAACGGCGGTGTCGATCTGAGTTTCGGAGAACCCGCAGGCTTCCAGCAGGCGACCAACGCGGGGTGCGACTGTGGCCCCCGTATTGCCGTTGCTCTTGACTTCCAGAGAAAAGGTCATGCCACCGACTTTGCGGGTCACGAGGCTTTCAAACGGGGAGATATCGTTGGCAACGACTTCACGGCGCTGCGACGTGATATCCGGGGCGAATTCTGGATTGATGATTTCGAAAGCGTCTGTCGCTGCATCGAGCGTTTCAGCCATGTTGAACACGGCTTCGGTCTTGGCAAGAACCAGACCACGATTGAATTGGATAGTCATTTAGGAGCCTCCATACTGCACCGATTTGGGTAAGTCTCGAAGCCTCCTGCCGCGAGTTGGTTGGTGTGTATGATAAAGGCGGTATCTGGTCTTGACAAGAGAACAATCGGGTGCCGTTAGCGCGCGCGGGGATCAGTCCTTTTCGTGCGATAGCGGATAGAGAGGAACACCGAGATTTCTATGTTCCGGTCTGCCGTGTCTTCCCGTTCCACCGAGTTCGCCAGCAGGAAGGTTGCGTAAGCCAGTCCGTTCCAGTGGCAGTTTCGTTCAACTATTTCTTCGATGTCAGCCAGAACCGAATTCGCATGAGCGCGGGGTTTCGTGTTCAGGGGCACATAAACACGGGTTTGAAGGTCCACTTCCAGAGAGCGGTCACGTTTGTCCGGGGATACCACGTCGATGTAGCTTTCGTTCCCTTCAACGATTGACAGAATGTTCTGGCCCGACTTTTCACGCCCAGAGTAGGGGCTAGACAGCACCCGGCCCCATATGGTTCCGCCCCCAGAGTCAGCTACGGTGACGGCTTCGAAGACTGCCTCCATCCTCATTAGAAGCTGTTCGCGGACACTATCTGGCATTGGTAAACTCCCTGATTACATCTTGCGCAATCTTATCTGCAAGAAAGTCCCGACCTGCAAGAAATGCTTCCTCAAAGGCTAGGCGCTTCGGTATCACGACCTGTTTCTTAAGGACATAGAGGGGCACCATGTCCCCCTTCCCTTTCTTCTGCATAATCAGAAGATTTCCCTTTTTGGATTTCAGGACAAAGGTATTCTTCCATGCCCGGGCGTTGGGCTTTATCGGGGTGCCCCGTTTCGTCAGGGCAGCAGGCAGGGGGATGGTCAGGTACTTGGCCCGCTTTGGTCGGATCGTCGCGCCGCGTTCATGGACATTGGCAATCCCGGTTAGAGTAAAGCTGACGGCAATCTCTGATAGGCCATCCCCGGTGACCGTGATCCTATCCGGGTTTAGGCTGGCCAGTAGGCCACCAGACCGCTTTGAGAGGGTCCCCGGGAACGCGCCTGCCGGTGAGGTTCCGCCGGGGTAGGCCCCATCTGCCCGAGCCGCAACCGACTTTACCACGCCTTCCATGTAATCGTTGAGCGTCTTTCGCACGATGGGGCCAGCCTCTTCGAAACTACGTTCGACATCGGAGGCGACCGCCTTTAGGCCGCGCTGCACGTTATTGTATCGCTGCCCCCGCCAATCCAGTTCTATGGCTATTTCGGGTAGCATGTCAGGTTCCCATTTCAGACATAGTGGCCGGGACGGCGGCTAGGTGTAGCCGAGCGTGAGCCGCCTGTAGGTCGAAGAGGTTTTGCCGTAGTGAGGTCAGGTCCTCCTGTTCTTCCGTTTGAAACAGGTTGCTCTGTTTCAGGAAGAGCGCGGTTTGAGACTCAGCCGCTTCGGCCATCCAGCCCGGCACCCCCTCATAGACGCCATCCGAGGCGACTGATAGCCCACCGCTATAGGTAACCACGACCCACTGATCAGTCAGGTCTACCACATAGGTCGTCAGCAGTCCTTGCTCGCTGTCAATGTAGAGGTAGTCACTTCGACCGTCTGAGGATACCCGCTGTAGGTCAGTCGTCAGGCTGGTTTCCGCATTTCGGGCGTGAACCGGATTGCCGGTATAGAGCGCGCTGAAACCGGAGGTTGGGTTGATGAAGCCCCGGGACAGCATGAGTTGACGATGTTGAAGGTTCCCCTGCCCCAGCATACGATCCACGTAGAACACGTCTTTGCGGTTCGTAAATGGTTCGAAGTCCTTGAACCTGAAACGAGAGGCGACTGCCCTTGTGGCCGCTTGCGATGCTTGGGTTACCCCATTATTGAAGTCCAGCACTGTCATGTCGATGCCGAACCGTGTCGCAAAGTTGTTTAGGTTGAACAAGTGCATAATCGCCTCCCATTGGTCTATTAGGCTACATCCACGGGGCCGGTATCTTTTCCGGCCTCTTCCTGTGGTTTGGCCTTAGCCTTAGTCGGAGCCTGTTTGACTGTCACACCCCCGGTCTTGGCTTCTGCCGTCTTACCCCCGGGCGCGGGCGTCTTGCCACCCTTGAGGTCAGCCGAGGTCATATCGCCCCGCTCTGAGGTATCAATGGTGGATTGGGGGAGGGTAGGGTCCCGGTGGGGCGTTTCGTCGCTCTGAGGCCCGGCAGGCCGCGTCTCTGCCCGGTTGGTGGGTACTTCCCGCCCGCGTGCTGCAAGCTGTGCAGCGTGTTCCATCGAAATGGCCGGGTTTTTCTTGGGGTCGATATCATCCAGATCAATCGCGCTGCCGCTGGCTTCACCAAACTGCGGCGGCATGACTTCCTCTATGGGTTCAGCCGGGGTCGGGTCAAAGTCAACCCATGCGCCTGCCGTCTTCCGAACCAGATAGTCCCGCGTTCGCTTGGATACTGGCAGGGTTTGACCACGATGAGTGATCTGCGCACCCATGCGGTAGGACCGGGGGCCAACAAGCTGCACAAGGAAGCGTGGGCCGTCCGGGGTGTTTACTTCAAACATTAGATAGTCTCCTGATCAATCCCCCGGGTCGGGGGAGAAACAGCGGGACCAATCCGGCCCGCCTGCACGAGATACTGCCTTATGTGGGGTTTCAGCGCAAGTGGGCGCGCGCGAGCGGGCGGGTCTATTAGATGATCTTAGATGCGCCCTACGACTGTAATGCCGCCGCCTGAGATATCTGCCGCCATTTCTACCCGGCCACCCCATCCCATATCGGAACCCATGATCGCTTGGGCTGCGCGGTATGCGGCGTTCCCCAATTCGTCGTCTGTGTAGCCGATGCAGATTGTGAGGCGGTATCCATCGTCCTTGAGCGTAACCGAGGTGTTGGTAAGCGCCCTGACGGCTTCGGCGGCTTTGGTTGCTTTGGCGATGGTGGCTGCGCTGTTATAGGTCATTTCGTTCTCCAAGGTTTAGGTCGTGGTGTGATAGCACTCTACCACCTAAAGAACCGTTCGTCAACTCCTAAATGATCTTAGGTGCACGACTTAAATAAGGTTGTAACGGTGGGCGGCTGCGATAGCTTCCCGGGCTGAATTCCCGAATTTCCACCATTTGCCGTTCGAAACCTTAACGGCGCGAAGGCCACCAGTTGCGATAGCGACCGCGATATACTCTTCGCCGTCTGCTGTGAAAGCCATCCCTGTAACTTCGGGGACGCCGGGGGTATCTGAAAAGCGGGCGCGGTTGGCGACCACTGCCTTCATTGCGGTTTCGATAGCGTTATTCCGAAGCGTTGTCTGGCTGGCCGCTGAGAATTCCGAGGCGGGCTTGCCGTGCTTTTCTTCGAATTTCCGGGCCAGCAGGATGGGCTTGATATCCCAATCGTTGGCGATTTCTTCTACTAGGGTAGCGGTAAAGCCGTCTTCCGCGATTGTGGTGCGGAGGTCTTTGAGTGCTTCGTTGAGGTTTTCCATGATCGTCGCTCCAAGGCCGGTTGTGGTGTAAGAGTAATCTATCCCCTAGAGAACCGTTCGTCAACCCCCTAAATGATCTTAGATGCACGAAACGTCTCAGCCCCTTCCCTGCTCATAGGACGCGACAACGTAGTAGCCGAGGATCAGGGTAGACCATAGGCCTGTGGCGGTCGTGATCAGCCATCGAAGATCGTCCATAGCACCCCGGGCCGTAGGTGAGGCCAACCCTATGGCCGTCAGGGCTATCAGCATGAGTGACATAAGGTAGAAGCTGATCAGTGCGATCCGGCGGCGATGTTTGAACCGGGCCTGCATCTGGTCTTCGGTCATTCTGGAGGTCCCCGAAAGTAAGCCATACCCTTGCCATAGAGAACCTTAGCCCACTCCGGCTGGGGTATGACGTTCCAGCCTACCATGAGGCCAGCAGCGAATACGATAAGATAGGTCACCTGATTTCCTCCTGAAAAACAAAAGGGCCACCCCGTAAAGGATGGCCCCTGAATAGTGGTTATCGACACCCCTCTGGGGGGGAACGGGTCAGGTGTTGATACCGCCGATATTGTTGAAGACCACGGCTGCGTCAGGCTCTTCAACGACCACCGAGACACGGGCGGTCAGAACCATCTTGTAAACGCGGGCCGAAATATCCTTGTCGTATTCCAGAGTGATCTGGCGCTGAATACCCATGATCAGGTTCAGCGGGTTGGTCAGGATACCATGGTCATTCGGCATCAAGTGAACCGGCTGCAAAGGAACCCCGAAACCGAAGACGGGATTGAAGCCCGTGATCGTGTTGTCACCGAGGCCGGTAGCGCGCGAGGCCAGAGTGTCCCGGTATTCAATTTCGTTGTCCACCGAGAGGAAAGTCATCATGGACGCACGGTCACGATGATACTGCGGGGGCAGCGATTGCAGACCAGACTTGAACATGGCGCGGCCCACGGTGCCACCGAGGTTGTTCACCACGTTGCCGTTTGCCGTCAGGTCAGCGACGTAGCCGTCCTGCAAGGCAAGGTAATCATCAGTTGAGGCCGTGTCACCTTGGAGAGAGAGTTCCTCCAAGTCACGAGAAGCGGCTTCGACCATCAACGTCTGGATCGTATCGACCAGACCACCGGAGGCCGGTTGACCAGCGCCGCCCGAGCCATCGGAGTTCAGACCGATATTGCCGCGCTCAATGTTGTCTTCGATCACGTCATAGGGCAGGCGGACTTCGGCCACGACCTCATCGGTGTTCAACTGGACTTGGCTGGTCGTCGGCTTGGAGCGCTCAGCCTGAGTGAGGGCTGTGGCCGAGGTCCCGGCGCGCAGGATGCGTGTCCCAAACTGGATTTTGTTAATGTTGCGCTGGGGCGCATTCATTTCAACAATGCGGATCACGGCCATCATCGTCGGCTGGAGGATCAGCTTTCGGATAAAGGCATTGCCCTGTTCGGCGGTCAGCGCGCCCCCGTTCGATGTCAGGTCTGAAAGTGCAATATCAGCCTTGCGGAGAAGTTCACGATTATTCATGGTCTTGGCCCTTTCCTGTGTTTGCGGCCTTTAGGTCTGGGCCTCAGCCCCGCTTAGATGCCCGATAGGCGGTATCCAGCAGCGGTGGTTCGCCAGTGCTGGGGTTACTTTTGGCGAGTTCAACTACGTTTCCGCTGTCTTCATCCGCTTCCGGCGTCGATGCCACGGATGAACCGATGGCTTTCGAGAGTTTCGCCATGTTGGCGTCATTCGCGTCCAGTCGTTCGGACAGCGGCTTGAGAGCGTCAGAAAGTTGTGTTCCGAGGCTCTTAGTCAGTGCGTCCATAGCCGCCTGCATTACGGCGGCAGGATCGGCCATTGGGGCCGTGTCCGTGTTCTTCGGCAGTTCTTCCAGATTGGCGGGCGCGGCGTCAACCTTCGGCGCGTCCTCTGCTGGCGCAGGAGTAGCGTCAGCAGCCTTGGGGGTATCGTCCTCCTTGGGAGGGTCTTCTACCTTCGGTGCGGCCTCTGCGGGCGCTTCCGGGGCTTCCTTGCCTGTTTCGGGTTCGTCCGCAGCCTTAGGCGCTGCGGCATCGGCGGCGGGTTCGCCAAAGATGGAGTCATAGAGCGCATCCGAGAAGCCATCGGGCAACGCGGGGCGGGGTCCGCCAGCATCATTGGGTGACACGACCACGAGGGCCTTTTCAAACTTGAAGGCTTGGGTAGGCAGCGCTGACACGAGGCTGTCCACATACCCGGCGAAGTCAGACAGAGCCTTGTCCACCTTTGTCTTGAAGGCTTCCGGCGAATTGGTATCTTCGCTCATGGCGATATTGCGGATGGTCGTGTGCAGGGCTTCGGTCGCAGTATAGAGGCCCGGGACGAAGCCCTCCTTCTGAACAGTTTCAGAAAAGTCTTCACTCTCCATACCGTAAAGGACCAACTCTTTCTTGAGGTTGGTCACGGCATAGGCGACGTTCATCGTCTTGCCAAGGTGGATGATCTGCTCATCTTTTGCGGGTTCGACCCCCTGCTTGCGGGCGACGAAGACGCCATCCTGCTCAGAGATTTCAATGGTGCCGTCAACCATGATAGTCTTGGCGACTTCGCGGGCTTTAGCTTCGGTATCGGCCATGACTGCCGAGACTGCTGCGCCGCGCGAACCGAACATATTTTTCAGGCCGATGTGCATTGGGAACGCTCCTTTGGTTGTGTTGTCTTCGTCACGCTTGACGAATTTGAAGGGGGTCCGGTTGGCCGGTCGGTCAACCAGTGACACATGCGTCACTTCCACGTCAACGAGACGTTGGTGTTTACGCTTCTTGTCTTTATCTGTGGGGGGCATGTGCGCCTTCCAGTTTCGCCACTATAATCTGCTGCGAGACGAAGGCATCCTTCCTGCGTCGAAGTTGTGTCCGTGACATTAGTGCACGTAAGATCACGGGTCAAGGGACATAAATAATCTTAGTCTTCTGTTTCCACAAGGTAGCCCATGCCTTCGAATGAGAAGCCCGTAATCTCACCATTTTTGATCTTGGCCCACACTTCATCGTTTTCTATCTTGACGACACCGACCCAAGCGCCGGGTGCATATACTGGATCAGTTTCGGAGGCGATAAAACTTTCGACCATGTAGCAGCCATAGCCAATATCATTGTCGTGGTTTACGTCGATAGAGGTTGTGCGGCGGCTCTTGAGAAAACCGTGGGCCATCTTTTCGATTTCCACCGCCGTCATGGAGTGGCCGTGCGCGTCTTCTACGTCAGGCAGATAGACTTCCGCATATACCAGCCGCTTATCCTGATCGAATTTGCGGAACTGTTCCCGGTCGCTCAGGTCTTCATTTTTGTGGAGTTCTTCCGCTAGCGTTGCGGCCAAGACTTGAAGCCTTTCGATACGCTCTATCAACCTGCTGGACATGAGGGTCCCCTAACTTATGGGTATGACATTGTTTGGCGTCACCATAAGACAGGGGCTGGTATCAGGCAATGGGCAAGTTAAACCAGTGCGTGGGAAGTCTGGGCTATCAGCCTTCCTGAGGGTCTTGGCGAGGGCGGAGGGGGTGGCCCAGCCATATGTGGCACTTGTTCGGGCCGTCTCTAAACAACCATATGAAACTGGATGCTTCGGTTTCGAAGGGACCATCGGGGTCACCGTCTTTCGTGTAGTAAGCCGTGGCAATGGAGAACCCAACGCTCTTGATCCGAAACCGCTTCCTGACCTTTGGGGACGTTGTGCCATCAGGGCGCAGGTGATGGTAGGTGCCAATCTGGTCGGGGCGTGGGCGTGTAAAACTGCTATGCCCCGTGTTCTCCATATAGAGCCGCCCTCCGTGGCTCAGAGAGCCATCCCCTTTGACCTTGCGGACTGAAACGCATACCGCACCGTCCCATGAGTTGATGATCGTCTGAGCGAGGTTGTAGGCGGCATCACGGCTAGCTGCGTCCATTTCCACATAGCCGCCTGCCGCCAGTTCCACATGAGCAACATACGCGGGCTTGCGCTCTAACATTCGAAGGGCAGCAGCTTCGGGTGAAACGAGAAATTCCAAGGTCTGGGGCATAACGCCTCCTGTTTAAATGCCGAGTTCGGCTGTGGTGAAAACGTGGATCGTTGCGCCGTCATTGATAAAGAAAAGCCCTTCATCGTTGACGACTGAAACGGTCGATGGATAGTCCGTGCCAACCCCTATCTTCTGGGCCTCTTCCGGCGTGGGCAACCGATAGCGGTTCCGCCGGAGGGTCCAGTTGGTGACTGGCCTGATATCCTCTTCGTTGAGGGCAAGGGCCTTGGGGGTGGCTTTGAAATTCATACGGTAAAGCCCGAGATATCGTAGGCGCGGTGGTCCTTGATAAACCATTTCTCGGTGACCGGCTGGCCATCCACGTCTTCGTCCACGACGATATAGGCCACCGTCTTGAGGACGCGCGCTAGGCGATAGCCGCCGGTTCCAACATAGACGATCTGGTTGAAACCCCCTGCCCAAGTCCCGAAGTGCTGGGGCATCCGAATTGCGAATTCGAAAAGCCCGCCGTGATCGACTTCCCTGAAAGCGCCCTGAATAATGGGATCGACTTCTGGGTTCCTGCGGTCGTTTGTGTGAGGTGCGTAGGACATCTGAGCCTCCAAGGCTGGTTGTGGTGTAAGAGTAGGTTAGTCCCCTTCTAGCCGTTCGTCAACACCTAAATGATCGTAAGATCACTTTTCTGCCAAGGACGGGTGACGGCTCTACCTGTTACTCGGGAAAGCAGACTTTGAGGAAAAAGTTGACCGCGACAAGAACCGCTGCGATGGCGAGGGCCGGAACCAATATCTGGTTCTGTTCCATAAAGTTCATAAGGGTGTTGACGTGTTCGGTCTTTGCGGTGGTCATGTTTACGAGGGTTTCCATACTCTGTCTCCTGAATTGTGGGCTTAGATTGCGCCGCGCTCTAGGCGGGCCATCAGGCCGCGCATCGCTTGAAAATCGTTCCGCGCGTCCCGGAGTTCGCCGGAGGACGCGAGGCCCGAGCGGCTACGCTGTTTTACTTCCGCCAGATCGGCTTGAGCGATTTGATACATTTCCGTCAGCAGGTCTGGGGCGTATGAGGCGTAGAGGGTTTGAAGTTCTGTGATGCGGTCCATGAGGTGTCTCCAAGGTTTAGGTCGTGGTGTAGTCATAACCTACCCCCTAAAGAACCGTTCGTCAACCCTTATATGGCATTATTTCTTCGGGGGGGATAACACCGTCCCATCTGGTCTTCCCAGTGAAGAGGTCCATCTGCGTGTCCATCTTGATCCCAAGGGTCCTCTTCCGCCATGTCCAGAGAATAGCCTGCACCGCGCAGGGGGATGTCCCCTCTTGCCGCGCAAGGGCCATAACGGCGTTCTCTACATCGTCGTATATCGTCGTGGACCGGAGGGCCAGATTGGCTTCGGACATCGTCATGTTTGAGGACCCCAGAGCGATAGCAATCATGTGGCCGTCTACTGTAACCCGGCGGCTCTGGTCGAGGTACAGGATATTGTCACGGAAGCTGGTTATCTTGCGCCCCTTGACCTTATCCAAGAATGAGACTTCCCCCGAGAGGTAGCCCCACGCGCGGGTGCCGCAGGCGCGATAGGTGCTGATTACACAGTCGTCAAAGTTATGCCCCTGCTGATAGGCCCGCAGGAGCGATACAAGGGACCTTAGGTTGCCATGATAATCGTTGTTAGGTGAGAGGGCTACAAAGGCTTCAACGGTCGGTATAAAGCCCGTTTCGTAAAAGTCGGATAGCCCCCGCAGGGTGGCATTATAGGTGGGGTAGGCGGTCATACCCATTTCCTTGTCGGAAGTGGAGACCAGTTGCCAAGCCGCCTTAATGTTGATCCGGTAGAAGTCTGGTGATCTTACGTTCACTTCGCTACCTCATTCGTTCGGCTGTCATGTGAGTTTGGTTTCATCATAGGTCAGGAAGGCTTCCGGGTCGTTGACCAAGGACCACCCCTTGACCTGAGGGTAGACCGAAACCCCGCAGTTGGAGCAGTAGGACGGGAAGCGGTGGTTCACATGACATAGTATTGTACCGCAGCACTCCATTGCAAGAAGTCGGAAGGGGATGCGTTCGTGGTTCATACCGTTCTCCTAAATAAAGTGCGCCCCCGGGCCTTGGACCCCGAGAGCGCGTTGCCCGCCGCAGCGGACCAGTCAGACACCACTCTGACTATGGGGTAGGGGTATCCCGCGCGGGGAACCCTTCTGCATCTAAGATCGCTCTCTGCGGGTCTGTTAGGTCTATCCGCAGGGCGTGGCTCATATAGTGCAGGCATCTTGGGCAGGTAATGGCAGCGTTCCTAAAGTTGGTTTCGTTGCCTTGGCCTTTAGGGCCGCAGAGGGCGGCGCTGATACTGTGCGTCTGACTGGAAACGATAGCCAGTTCTGCCGGGGTGGCGAGTAGGTGGACCCCCATCTGTCGGGGGGCCTTCTCTGGTTCATCCGGGGTAGCCTGTTCCCGCGTTCGGATCGTGACCGCCATTACCCGATTACCCCCTGTGATTTCAGGGCCGCATAGGACCTTTCGATTTGATCGGTGAGCATCTGTTCGAACCCCGAGCGGGTGACCGGATATCCCCGTTCCCGCAAGCGTCGTTTGATGTGAGTAAGCATGAAGCCCTTTGTTTCCATCGCCCGGAGGGGGCTAGAGGCTTTGACCGCCTCAAGGTATTCATCGACTGTCCAACTCTTGACCAGCGCCGTGATCCACGGACCTTTCGAGTCTGCCACCCGCTTGAAGCGCGCGATGAAAACGTGGGAGCCGTCCTGCCTGATATAGCCGAGGTAGCCACCCGAGTAGGTGAAGTGTGATTTGCGGAAGTATTCCATAATTGTCTCCAAGGTTTGTGGTGAATTAGGTAACCGGCTTGAATTCGATGTTGTCCAAGTCGGTGAAGTTGAAACCCTCTGTGGCCAGCGCATCAAGTATATCGGCGGGTTGCATGTCGGTTTCGAAGTAGAAGCCCCCGAGCAAACGGCCTTTCAAGTCGATGCCATAGCTTTCTGTAAGGGCCTTCATAGCTGCATCGACGTTGGCGTTAGGGTCTTTGAAGCGGAGCGTTGTTTCGGTTTTCATCTTAATCTCCAAGGGTTGATGTTGTGGTGTGCTATCAATCTACCCCCTAAAGAACCGTTCGTCAACCCTCTAGTGAACGTAAGATCACGAGGCTAATAGCTTCTACTCTGCTGGCGTCGGATTTCGTCCTTGGCCCATGCGCCATGGTAGACCGTCCAGCGGCGCGCGTATCTGCGGGATAGCTTGGTTCTGGCTTCGCAGTCGTCCAAGCAGATCGAAGGCCAGATGTCATGCCAGATGATTTCCCACTTCTTTCCCTTCGGCGGTTCCCATGTCATGGCGTCCGCTTCGATCACGGTGATCTTAGGATCAAGGTGTGGGGCCACGAGGTCAATCACGTCCGGGTTCCGTTCGATCACGGTGATATCGGTGACTTCCGGCTTCCGTGCCATAGCCGAGGCGACCATCCCGATACCCAGCCCCATGAGTAGGCAGGAGCCGGTAGCCTGCTTGACGACATAGGCGTGATCCATTTTCTCTGCTGGCGTATCGGTCATTTGGAGTTTGCCGTCTGCTACCAGCCGGGTATAGGTCCCGGGCGCGACCGCGCGATAGCCCTGATTGTTTATAATGAGGTGGATATTGGCGAAGTGCACTTCGTTTTCGGTGATTACAATCTGGTCAATATAGGCCGTCTCACGTTTCCCGGCGGGGATGTTCACGCCCGGTATGAGGTCCGCCAGACGGTCCTTTATCTGGATGGCTCTGATTGTGTAGAGGCTGGTATTGCTCATGGTTTTTCCTTTGTCCGGGTATAGGGGCCTAGGTCTTCGGCGTTGCGGTTTTTTATATTATGCCACGCGCAGGCATCACACATTCGGTAAGGGCCTTCCCCCCTGTCGGGCCAGCCTATCAGGGTTGTGGCGGGCTTGTTGCAGGGGATATGGGCATACTCTTCACAGCCCCCGGGTTTGACTGATATCGGCATCAGAATTCATCCTTCGATGTGGGGCTTTGCAGGCTGGTATCCTCCACCTTTACCCAACGGCTTCTGGTCTTCCCCTCTGACTCAACGGGAAGGGGGTTCATGTTCCCGTGACTGCCGCTTATGGCGTACTCTTCCGCGATGGGTTTCACGCAGATACTCGGGGTGTAGGACTTCCTGACTAGGATACCTATGACGTGGCCGTGGTAGCCCCGATACCTGTGCCTGACCTTATCCCCCTTCTTGAACGTCACGCCGTCCTCATAGGTGATTTCGTCCATCATAACCTTTGGCTTATCTGGATTAAGCATCAGTGATCCCCCCGCCCGAAGCCACCGAGGGGCAGGCGGACAGGCCCGAGGTCTTCCCCGTCCTTGTCCCACTTAGTCACCATTTCCTGCATGGCGTTCCGCACGTCCGAGCGTTCGGCGTTGGAACAATACTGCATCCGGCCCGGCCCCCAGATCAGGAGGGAAAACGAAACACGGTCTTTGTCAGCCCCGGCCTTTTCCAGTTCCTTTTCGATCATGCGGGCTATGCGTTGAAGCCGGTTGCTGATCCGGGTATTTAGCACCAGATCGGAGCGGTTGATTTCAGGGTTTCGCTTTGTCATCAGTGGTTCTCCTTCTCATACAGATGCCAGACTAATGAGCCGTCTAGGATCGTGGCAACATGCCTAGACTTGCCGGGGACTTTCCCCCCCGTCCCTATCACTTGGAAGTGGCGGGGATTGACCGGGGCTTCGTCGTCCAGTTCAACCCATAGCCAGAGGCCGTTTATATGTTCGGCAAAGTGTAGGACCTTGGCCGATATAGGCATGTCAATCGTCTGAACGTCGAATACCAACTTGATCGGGTATTTGTGTATCGTCCTCATAGCTGAGGTTCCTTGTTTTCTGTCCAAGAGGGGTGGCCCGGTGTGAAGTTCTCCATCGGGAAATAGCTGACGCCGGTAAAATGAGCGGCCCAGCGCGTCTGGCACCGGATATCGAAAGTGCCGTCTTTGCGGGGCTTGAAATTCTGGAACCGGACGAAGCCGCTCACCGCCTGCTTCAAGAGGGCTTCGATCTTGGCGACCCCCTCTGCGTTAGCGGCGAACACGTCCGGGTCGATGTTCTCATAGCCGTGCGTGTTGCGGGTCAGATCAGGGTAGGCCAGCCGTAGGGCTTCCAGTTCTTCGAAGTAGTTGATCGTGTCTGTCACGCTTGATCCTCCTGTTGGGGGGCATCGCATGGGTCGCAGATAAAGAGGACTGCGCATACGCGCCCGGTCGCGCCAGCGGCGTGGTACATAACCCCTTCCGCCCGAGTGCGACATACATCGCACCAGTCTGTCGCGCGGTAGTTAAGGTCTGCCGGGTCGTAAACAGTCTCGCCTGTAGCATCCGAGTAACCGATGGGGGTGCGGGTTTCCGTATTCATGCCGTGATCCTCCCTGCGGCGCGGGCTTCCTCTGCGTATTCGCTCAGGGACTTATCGGCGGTGAAATAAAGGTCCCGTTCGATGGTTAGCCCCGCAGGGCCGCGCAGCCCGGTCAGATCGGAAAGCATAACATAGCCGAGTTCTGGGCATCCGTGGCCGAGGTCGCAAAGGCCGAACATGCGACCGTCCGGGCCACATTCTGAAATTAGCCATGTAGCACCACCCCAAGGGCAGAAATACTTGACGACTGGCGCGGCACTTTCGCCGGTGGCTTCGGCGTGTGCAAAGTTCGCCTGTAGCTTGCGGCCTTGGGCGGCGGTGAAGGGCTTCTGTTTCATGGTAGTCTCCAAAGGTTAGGTTGTGGTGTAAGGGTAGGTTAGCCCCCTTCTATGCGTTCGTCAACCCTTTTCTGCGGCTTGTCTGGTCATACGGGTAGCAACCCTTTGTGCCTCAGACCGGTCCATCCCGACCATGACGGGTTCGGCATCGCCGTAAAATACGATCCCGGCCCGGACGCCGCGCAGACTGAGTTTGGTAAAGACGGCCCAACTGTTCGGGCAATCGCCATCGTACTTACGGGCGGTGTATTGGGTAGGTTTCATGAGGTGTCTCCAAGTTAGGTTGTAGTGTATCCCTAATCTAGAAACTCTCTAGCCGTTCGTCAACCCCTTATTTCAGGATCGGTGATCTTACGTGCACTAGGTTATGTCATGCAGGTTCACTACCCCGAGGACTGCCCCCAGCATATCCTCTACCAGCACTTTGGTTACGCGCGCCTTGTTCATCAGGTCCACGATGTCAGGGACGCGGGCGGTTTCCTCTATTCGGATGGGTAGCCTGTTCGCGTATGCGCCCGCTAGGAGGGCAGGACGCCCCATCCCGGCCCGCCGTAGGTCGCCATCGGTTAGGACCCCCGTGACGCGCCCCCTGTCCAGCACAAGGGCTATCCCCGAGACAGGCCCCGTCATAGCCAAGGCCGCTTCCCCTATCGTGGTCGTCGTCTTCACCGTGGGTACAGGGGACCGCATTACGTCCCGTGCCACCCGTAGGCGGTTCCCAAGGCTTCCACCGGGATGATAGCGGCGGAAGTCCATAGGCGTGAGCGCGCGCCCGCGCGAGGCGTCTACTGCCAGAGCATCGCAGATCGACATGGCCACGGTCGTTGAGGTCGTCGGTGCCAGACCATTCGGGCAGGCTTCGACCACGGGGCCATAGCAGATCGGGGCAGTAGCGGCTTTCGCCAGAGCGCTGTCACCGTTGCCCGTCACGGCTATGATCGGAATGCCTTCGGCCTCACAGAAGAGTATCGTGTCCCCGAGTTCAGGTGTATCCCCCGAGTGGGACAACAGGACTGCAACAGCGCCCGCGCAGAAGGCCCCTAGATCGCCATGTGAGGCGTCAGCGGGGTGAACGTAGTGAGCAGGTATCCCGAGGCTCCTGAACGTACTGGCGGCTTTCTGGGCCACGAAACCAGACTTCCCCATGCCAGAGAATAGCACCGGCTTCCGTGTCGTCAGGAGGTTAAAGGCTTTGGGGTAGTAGTCTTCTAGTCTTTCGGATGCGGCCAGTATTGCTTCTGCTTCAAGTCGCATCGTCTCTTTGTAGCTGGTCATGCCTATCCCCTTTGATCAAGGGTCTAGCCTAACCACATCGTAAGGCCGCTGCCTACCGCGAACCAGAAGACGGCCATGGTCAGCCTACGCCCTGCCGTCTCTTTCTCTTGCTGAGTGGGTTTCCTCTTTCGAGCCATATCCCGGCGCTCCATCAGCATGGCGGCTACCTTGGTCGCGGCTTCCGAGGGGTCCATGTGCAAGATGCTTTTCAACCGGACTACCTGCCCTTCATCTAGGACGATACGGCGGGTTTCGTCGCATCCGGGTTCGTCGTCATTGAGGGGGCAGATCGTCAAGGCCCCGTTCTGTAGCTGCTTTATCTCAATACTGTCTCCATACCTATCAGGGTGCATGGCTACGGCTAGCAACTTATCTATTCTGGTCACGGGTTTCTCCCCTTGTTTGCATCAATCAATTCCCACATTTCTGAGCAGTCGTTGCAGGCGGGGGTGATACCCGGCTTCCAGTCTACTGAGCATCTTGAGCAGATATAATAGGTGCCATCCGGCGAAAGTCTGACAGG